AAGCCCTTATTTTTTTATAAAAAAATAAATAAAAAAATATCAAAAACATCTTGACAGTTACACAAAATAATGATAATATAAACTCAACAAAGGGAAAGACACAACTTATATGGAGGGTGTAAACATGAAAGCGTTTGAAATTGGGAAAAGATACTACGAAAGTGGTGTCACATATGAGATTATAAAAAAGACTGCGAAAACAGTCACATATAAAGCAATCCAGCACGCCGGAAAAAGCAACGAAAGAGTGCTGGAACAGAAAACAGCAAAGCTGCAGATCTGGGGCGAAAAAGAGGTCTTTTGTGTACGTAGTCGCACAATAGAGGCAGCATAAGAAAAAATTAAAAAAGTGCTTGACAGATAAAAGAAATAAATGTATAATATAAATATACAAAAGAGGCAAGGACACAACTTAAAATAAAAGAAAGAGGTAAAAGCCATGACAGCAAATAACAGATTAAAAGCGATGTTTTCTTTAAAAAGCAAGATCACTGTTTACATTCCAGCAACAGTAAACATCAATGAAACAATTGATAATACAGAGTTCGTAAATAAAGCTGCAACCCTTCTTTCTGAGTGTTTCGGTGGTGCAACATCAACTGAAGCTCTGGGTTACTGGGTATCAGATACCGCCGGACTTGTAAAAGAAAATACCACTATGGTATTTGCATACGCCGGAGAAGATGACCTGAAGAAAAATCTGGACAAAGTAATTGATTTTTGCGAAAACTTAAAAATTGAAATGTCACAAGATGCAGTGGCACTTGAGTTAAATGGAGAAATGTTTTTCATTTAACAAAAGCTAAACGAAATAAATAGTGGTGGTATTCATACAATATGAGCCGCCGCAATTACAGGAGGGGGACAAAATGAGCGAATTAATTGAGAAAATGCTTCAGGAGTTTGACAGCGGGAACATGGATGCAGTCAATCAGATCTTAGATCAGCTTGATGAAATGGAGGGCTACAAGAAATGAATATGGAAACCAAAATTCATGCAACAGTTAGGATGTATCTTCAGGCATACGAACAGCGTTTTGATAATCCGGAACTGCTGCAGAAGTGGGCGAAACGTGCAGATGCTCTATATGAGGAAATGCACAAAACGAAATATAATATGACATACGTTCGTGAACACTTGTTTTTCTGCATGGCGAACGCCGAAACAGACTATTACTTGATTGAAGATTTACGGCGTTATTTCAAAGTAATTTCCAGGTTATAAAAGCCCTGGATTTTTCAAAAGAAAAACGAAATAAAAAAAGATGAAAAACAGTATTGACAGATAAAAGAAATAATGGTAATATATAAACATAGACAGAGGACACAACTTAAACAAATACTGAACAGGATAAGTAATATAATACAGAATCCCTCTGAAGAGTCTTGGAAGATTAAGACGAAACCCCGTAAAGGGGTCAGGGAGCGCACCCAGCAACAAATTTTTCCCACGTTGCGAAATCTGGGAACGGAAAGGAGAAAAACAGCATGAAAGTTAAAATTGATGCACGTTCGCCGCCGAAATAGGCACGAATAGTAAAGAAGATTAAACGCCTGAGTAGTTACCGAAGATAACGAAAAGAAACAAGGAAAGAGGGTGAAAAGAATATGAAATGGTATGTAAACTTTTACAGAAATGGTGTAAAAATTTCCCATTGTTTTGAAGATGATGAAAAACAGGCAAAACACTTTGCTAGTTTAGTAAATGGGACAGCTTACAAAGAATAGCCGAAACGGGTAGAGATACCCGTCACGCCGGAAATGGTTTCCCGGTGTCTGATGATGGCAGACCGTTATCAGTGTCCAAACGATAAATAAATGTTCAAGCGAGAAATAAACAGTGTGAGAGAGGATGATGACATACGACAGTAAATATCAATGGATTAGGCAAGATTACAGCAAGTAAAAAGGTCTTGAATGAATTAGTGATAGCATTTGCAAATTCTGCCACATATTACATGAAAGGCGGAAAATATACACTTTCCGAAAAAGAAGATGACAGAAGCAACGCAATCTGGGAACAGCTCACAGAAGTTGGATATTACAATAAATAAACAGGAGGAAAAATATCATGTTAGAAAAAGTATTAGCAACAGTATTAGCCGCAACAATGGCAATTACACCAGCAACAGCAATTCAGGCAAAAGCACACAAGAGTCATTTATATCCTGCTGCCGGAACTGTAAGAGCAACATACAAGAAAAGCAGCGTTGTATCTGTAAAGCTCAAAAATGGCGTTATATTCGAGTTTTACGCCGAAGATGTAAAAGACTGGCATAAAGGTGATTTATGCGCTATGATTATCGACAATAACGGCACAAAAGCCATTTACGACGACATGGTTATTGATGCGGTAAATATGGATCAGGAATAAAGGGAGAGGTGATCGCAGCATGATGACGTTATTTCTTTTGTGTTTGACTTTATTAATTGCATTTTGGGAAAATGCAGACACTACCAGAAAAAAGAAGAAAAACGACAAAACAGCCGACGAGAGCATGAGATCATTTCGTGAAACTATGAATAAGCTGCATGAGATCCGCGAAAAAGACCACAGAAAACTTTAAATGGCATTTTAAGCAATACTAAAGATAAAAGTAATAAATTGTATAAGTAATAATATAAAACCCGTTAAAATCGAAAATACGGCGTTACAAGGATATTTAGGAGGGATTATCTATGAATAAAACAGTTATCAGGATTATGGCAGCATTGGCAATTGTTACAACATTGTTTTCCGGCATTCCGGTGCAAGCGGCAAATTACCAGAGAGTCGCAGCAGTAGAAAGAAAAATCAAGCGTGAATATAAGCACATCCGTATTTTAGAAGGCGATAATTCGCCGGAGTTCTGGAAGAAAATAGAGAGCAGAGAAGGCAATGCTTTTTACTATGTCGAAAAGGTCACAGGAGTAGTTAAAAACGCCGAAACTGGCGAAGGTGAAGCAACATGCGGATATATCAATTATAAACGCGTAAAGGGCGTTAAAACTGGCAGCAAGGTGGTTTCTTGGTTCGTGTATAGTCGGGGCAGTAACGCTTTTGATGATATCATAGCAAGGTATGATGTTATTGTTAAGAAATAGAATGTATCATTTTGAGATCCTGGGAAACCGGGATCTTTTTATGTAACAGATAAAATAAATAAAAAAGATAAAATATGTATTGACAGTTAAACGAAATAATGATATTATATATGTATAAGCAAAAGACACAACTTTATAATGAGGGAGGACATAATATGTTTAAAGTATTATTGGTAGACGAAGTGAACGGAAATTGTTACAAAAGATTTGAGTGTGAAGATTTTTTCGCTTGTGAGGTTTTCGTGGATCATAAAAAATATGATGCGCCAGAAGATTGTCATTATGAAATTGCGAGTGATCTGGCAGATGACCTGGACGAAGAGATCAACAGCTTATATGTTGAAGCTGAAATGATTCCGGAAGAGGAATTAAAAGACGAAGTAAGTAGCATGATTTCTAAAATTTTGGAAGCATATGATAATAAACAGATTACAGAGAGCGAAAAAGATAAATTAATAAATATGCTGCAATAGGAGGGTAAAAAAGATGGCAATTTCAGAAACAGCAAAACAGATTTTTAATCTTTCACTTGCCGGATATATTAACAGTGAAAAAATTCACGCTTAGATGAAAGAGATATTTCAAATTGAGAATTGGAGGAAGAAAATATGAAACTTACACCAAAACAGAATGAAGTAATAGAACAATATAAATATTTAGAATCAAAATATGGTAAGGGAAATGTATTTTTGAGATATATTAATGATTTTTGGAGAGTGCGATTTATTATTCATAAAACAGGCGAAAAAGAATGTTTACCCATTTATGATTATAAGATTAATGGAAGAGTTATTAATTCATTGGATAGAAATAATTTATTGATCGGATATGACAATAAACATAAAGAAGCTGATCCTAATTCATGGAGAAGTCAGCCTAAGAATTGGTTTTTTGTTGGTTCAAGAATTAGAACAGAATGTGAGCAGTAATGAAACAAGAGTTTCTTTTGAAGAGTGGAGGAAGTAGTATGAATGATAAAAAATATTACATAGATTTAATAGAAAAGATATGTTTTAAATATAATCTTTCGGGTTCATTAATAGAAAAAACATACATTGAAGGAATTAATAACAATGATTTAACTTGTTGCTATATAGATGGAAGAATTAAGAAATCAAAAAAATTAAGAAGTGAATTAACTTCTGTCTTAAATGACTTTTTAAAAGAATACCCTAATACAATTAAACCATTATATTCATAAAAGGAGAACATGTAATGATGGGGAAATATATGTATGATTGTTACGATAAGGATGAAAAACCTTTAGGAATTTTCTTCGAGGATGGAACAAAAGAACTTTTAGAACATCATCCTGACGTAAAGTATGTAAGAGGTATGGATGCTGCAACAAGGCTTCCAGTTTGGCAAGAAGTGAGAGAAGATGGATTATTTTCTTACAAGCCAAAGAAAAAGAATCATTATGATGAACAAAATTGGTCTTATAGTGATTTTATATGATGGACAGAAATGCAGATTATCAAACAGTAATGGTAGAAGCACTTAAAAATGCAGTTGAAACTACCTTTAAAGAGGTAAGAGTAACTTGTGTTGATGATATTTATAAATATATCATGCAGCATTTAATTTAAAATAGAAAAAAGAAATAAATATTGACCTGATGCAATATTAATGATATTATAGGAGGACAAAATAATGAATAAAAACTGGTTAGAGCTTATTGAAAAGAAATACGACGAAATCATCAATGTAGGCGAAAAAGCCTACAAAGACGCACTTGAAAATCAGCATTTACGCTTTATCGTGGAAATGGACGAAAACGGCAATGTTTACAGTTGGTATGATGTTGCTGGTGGCAATTCATTTCATGCATCTACATATAATGGGGAATCAATAGAGCTTTTTGAGTTTTGTATGCAATACTGGGAGAATAACCCAGCGGACGAAACAGTTGAGGAAAAGTTAAGAGAGAAAGGATTGTATGATTTATACCTGAAAGAAAGAGAGCTTCAGGATGCTGAAGATTATGACACTGCAGAGCTTATTCTTTCAAATTCGTCAAACGAGCAGCTTCAGGAATGTCTTGAAGAGTGCCGGAAAGACGAGCTTGAATTTATGTCGGATGAATACGCTAGATCTGAAAGCATAGATAAATTAGATACTTTAAAAGAGCGTTTAAGTTATTGTGAATAATCGAGAGGATAAAATTATGAAACCTTATATTATACCTGGTGACGATAGAGATTACACTGACACAATTAAGTTCCAGAAGAAAAAACAGAAGTGGATAGAAGAAGGCTTGAAAAAAGATACTATTGAAGAATTGACAGAGCTTTATCATAGCTTTGATGTGTGGGGAAATGATAAAGGAACTAATTATTTCAATACAGATATTGCCTATGATGTCAGTGAATTAGGATATGAACATTGTGTCAGATAGGAAAGGGTGCAAATTATGACAAAAGGGTTTAACAAAAAAGAATTTATGAGCTGGTTGAAGAGTGAATTTCCGGGGTCTGTTGACAATCACTGGAATTATGATCTTGTGGAAAATATTATTGATTATGCACTTGCACATGAAAGCATTTCTAAGGATCAGTTTTGTTATTTTGTTTCTGATATGCTTCCGGAAGTAGAGTTCTTGGAAGTCGCAAGATTTTGTGAAAATGGTAAACTGACAAATCGCACGCTTGAAGCGTTGGGAAGGTGATTTAAAATGAAAAATATTAAATATCATCAAAACGGTGTAGGTTATGAATATGGTGCAGATCATACATTATATTAACTATTAAGAGAGGTGTGAAATTATGAAATCAAAAAGAACAGATGTAGCCCACGTTAGAGAGTATTCAATCCCGGTGGAGGGCAAGTATTACTATAATGTGCAAGTGTGTCAGGCTCTAAACAGTGGTAACGACATAACTTACGTTACATGCGGCAAATTATGTAAGACAAAAGAAGAGGTCAGAGACTTCCTTAAATCTGCAATGAAGTATTATACAGATATTATACATGTTAACGCTTAAATAGTATAAAAGACAAACAAAATAAACTTAATATAGAAATAAGCTGCGGTTGTGGATCTGTAATGGTCTATCAATCGTGGCTTTCTTAAGTGTGTGCATTTAAGGACATGGACACAGTAACCATGTAAAAACAATCTGTGGTCTAGCACTGACCGATATACAAAAAGAGTGTAAAACTTGTGGCTGGCAAGGTTAAATAATTAAGTGGCGGTTATCCGGTGCGGGATAAGGTCATCAGCTCTGGGCGGATATGGAGCTTACAAGCCTTATACTAATGATACGCTGAAACCATCCGAAAGGACATAGGTGTATGTATTATCCCCCTGTCTAGGGGGAAACTATGTCCAACTGAGCCAAACCGAAGAACATGTTACACAGGTTCAGAAAGTTGTCAACAGTTCAAAGTAATAATTATTAGAAATAATGTGATAGTATAAGTATAGTTCTTCCGGATCTGGTTTATATGGTACTGGATGTTATATAAGTATGGATTAATGATAATGATGCAGATATAATCTGGTATGAGGATTCATTTTGTCCCCCTAAAAGAAAATATATAAGATAAAAGAAATAATAAATAACTGTTGACATATGAATGTATATGTCGTATAATAAGACCATAAAGAAAGACACAACTTAAAATAATAAGTGTAGGAGGTATATAAACATGGCAAGTAGAGGTAACTATTATGATTTCAGAGAGGCAAAAGTCCTTATAGCAATGGAACTGTCAAAAAGAGGTTGGGAAATCTTCGGATTCAAACCTGACGAATCAGATTCTATGACAGATTACTGGAGTCCGGCAGACTGGGACGGAATCGCAACAAAAAACGGTTATGTTGTTGTGATTGACTGTTCTGATTATATAGTTAAAAGTCGAAGCGGTAAAAAGGATTATCGTAGAAGTAGCAACACAGAAGAAATTGAACTTACTGTTGAGATCCAGCAGAAGATTAAGAAGTTGAAAGAGATCAGACAGGATCGTGGTGCAAGTCCGGCAGAAGAAGCAACAGCCAAAGAAAAAATAGAAAAGCTGCTTACTAAAGATAAAGGAAATAAAGACGATAACATATCTATAACAGTATATTACCCTACATTCCAGGCGAATCCGCCACGTATGAGCTGGCACGTCGAAAAAGACGGTGTTATCATCGCAAAAGGAAATGGTGTGGCGAAATTTTCAGATCTTAGATGGTTCGATAAAAAAGAAGCTGAAGAAGAACTGAAAAAACAAGACAAAGATTCTTGGAGATATGAGGATGCAGAAAAGAAACTGAAATTGCACAAACAATTTATGACCTTTATCAACAAGATTGATACTGCTGCCGGATCTATGCTGTCAAAAGATGGAAAAGGCTTTGTATATGAAAATGTTGTTAAAACAGAATACAAGACAGAAAATAAAGTTGTTGAATGTGCCGGAAGTATCAAAGAAGGTCAGTGCTTTATTTTAAAACATGGCTTTACTGGTGGCAGATGTAAAGGATATGTATACAGATTCCACGAATATGATGGCTTTAAGGGTAATAAATACTTTACCGCTTACAGATTAGATAAAAAACTTAAGAAAGAGCTTACCGGAAGAACTAATTACGCAAACAGTTTTGGGTTCGTGGATAAAGATAGATTTATGAAGTGGATTAAGGATGGATCTATTGCATGGTGCGAAATCCAGGAAGTCAAAACACCGTACCAAGTAACAAAGTGTGTTAAAAAGCAATATAGATAAACTAAATAAAGCATATAACGATAGGAGGAAAGAGTGGGAGTTGTTCCCACTCACATATAAAAATGAAAAGAGAATCTGCAAGTAAATTATTCTATATTTGTTCTGCTGGTTGTGGGATTTTAGCATTTTTGTTTGTTTGGTTTTGCGCCGGATCTTCGGACTATTGGACATTAGTAGAACAAACAGAAGTTCCCGGAAACCTTGATGTAAAATATGTAGCTATGGCAGCCATCTTCACATTAGCATCAATTTCTTTCTATACGATAGGCAATAGAATCAAATACTATTTACCAGTCGTTAAATCGCTTAAACGAATCTATTATGATGATTCTATCCTAAAAGAAATAAATAGCAACAGACGTTTTGAAATGCAAGTATGTGATTTTATAAACATGTTTCAGAATGGCATATATGGCGATTTAAGCGCACAGAATGAGAAAGCTAATAAAAAGTATAGGGAAGCCGGAAAAGGGCGTTTAATTGGTAAATATCATTCTACGCAAGGTATTGTTAAGATTATTACTAACATAGATCAGACAAAAATGGAAGTAACATTTTTAAACACTATTTACAAAGTAGCATAGGAGGTAAATATGAGAACAAACAAAAAGGAAAGAAAAGAAAATGCAAACAAATTTTATAATAGCTTTATTGGTGGAAATTGTAAGAATGCGGCGATTGTTGTAAAAAGATTTGATAGCAGTAGTAATCCTAATATCAACAGATGTCAGTTTTTGGCGGTTGCATCTCCATTGGCGTTCATGGAAAAACCATTAGTTATTGCAGAATCGGTCATTGGAATAACCGGATGTTTCATTGAATTGCTTGACAATATCAAGCCAGGAGTGCAGAAAATGTATTATGACGATGGTTTTAATGATTGGTTAGAAAAGACCTATAATTTCAGGATTACATACAAAGATGGTTTAGTCTTTATGTTAGAGAGGAAATAGGATCAATGTATTTGGGGAAATATAAGGGGCTTCCGATTTACTGGAAGAGTGCAAATGAGAAATGTATCATTGTATATGAGCAGTTCGCATTTACAAGAAAGTACAAATTGTACCTAAATGGAAACTATACAGACTCAAGCGATTCCATGAGTGGATTAGTAATAATCGCAAAACAAAGTTATTTTTATAGGAGATAAAACAAATAATGGAAGAATATGCAGTACATAGAACAACTACAGGAAAGGTATTTGAGCTTACAGATTTAAAAGGAAACCCGCTTAAATACGATGACTACAAAGACAACTTCACTAGGAAGTATTTACGAATGTTAGAGCCAGGGCAGACATTGAGATCCGCCACACTTGGGATTATGTTAAAACGAGTGCAGTAAACTTGTGCTTGGATCACTCACAAAAATATATTATAATAAGAATACGGAGGTATTTACTATGAAAAAGTCAACTATTCCTTATAGCTTAATGCAGCTCAAAAAAATGTATGAAAAGTCACATGTATTAGATTTTGATTGCCCTATTCAGAGACGTTATGGAATGTGGGATGATTGGAGAAAAAGTCTGCTGCCGCATTCTATGTTGGTTGGGTTTGTTATTCCACCATTTTATATGATTAAAGAGAATAAGGGTTCAAAAGATTCCAGAAACAGACCGGTATCTAATTATTCTTGCATTGACGGTCAGCATAGATTGAGAACAATGTTTGATTTTATGAATGATGAATTTGCATTACATGAACAGACTCCGGACGTTGACATAGACGGTGATATCTACCAGATTGCCGGATTAAAATATTCTGAACTCCCAGAAGAACTGCAGGCGGCTATCAGTTCATATAATTTCACAATTTATAATCTGGAAGAATGTACAGATGAAGAAATTGAAGAAATGTTTTACCGACTTAATAACGGATCTGGATTAAGCAAAACGCAGATTGCAAATGTTAAGTTAGGTATGAAGCTGGCTAAATTTGTAAAAGAGATGGTTAATAGAAAGTTCTTTACAGAGGTTTGTCATTTCACTGGCGCACAGTATCGAAGAGCAGCAGACGAAAAGACATTTATACAGTCAATGATGCTGCTGGACGTAAAAGACGGTGATTATGAACTTACATCTATTTCAGAAGGTTGTGTTATAAGTTATGCAGAATCTTTACATGATAACTATTCAGATGCAAAATGTGAGAGATTAGAGAAGATCATGGACTATCTGGAAGAAGGATTTGACGGCAAAGAGAAGTTTATGAAGGTAATTAATATCCCGATGTTTATTTATATGGCTGATGAGGCTATTAATTCCGGAATTACTCCAAGCGAATATTATAGCTGGTTTGAACAGTTCGCCAGAAAGTACAGCCCGGATTGCAAATATGCAGAGAATTGTGGTACTGGATCAATCAAGAAAGACAAGGTAAACGGCAGAATTGCAGTGTTAAAAGAAGATTTTGAACAGTATTTTGCCGAAGAATTGAAACTTACAAATAATGAAGAGGAATAGAATAGTTTAGATATGTGGCGTATCGTTTTGATGGTGCGCCACTGAATTATAGGTGAGGCAAAAATATGACAAGTGATATGGTATTAAATAATTTAAGACAACTTATCGGAAATGAATTTGACGAAGATGACATCATCTGTGCATTTGAAGATTACGAAGTCGATGGAGAAAGTTCTGTATATGTTGGAGACAGCGACAATATCGGCTACGATAAAATTGCATATATAGAAGGAGATAGCGTTCAATTTTTATTTGAACTAAATTCAGAAAATATCATTGAAGATGTATGGATGGAGTAGGAATGGATGAATATATTCGCTATAATGGTAGTCGTATCAAAAACATACGAGGGCAGCACTTTGGACATTTAATTCCGCAGAAAATTGTAGGAGTTAAAAATAAATATGCCATATGGGAATGTTTGTGTGATTTATGCGGTGGTACAAGACAGGTTTCCGTAAAGTTATTAAAGGGTGGCAGCGCAACAATGTGTGAAAAATGCATCAAAGAAAAAAGAAGAGAATTATTGAATAAAAATTGTTATAATGCAGATGCAATTGCGTTTAAAGACCTTACTAGGAAACAGTTTGGATTTTGGACAGTTTTGAAAAAGGGCGAATATAAGAATAACACACAGATGTGGGTATGTAAATGCAAGTGCGGAACAATCAAAGAAGTTTCACCATACCATCTTATATACGGTAAAAGTATAAGTTGTGGATGTTCTACATCTTATAATCTAATCGGAAAACGTATAGGTATGCTAAAAGTAATTGGCATTACAAAAGAAAATGGATTATCTTGTGTATGCCAATGTGATTGTGGTAACACGATTACATGTACCGCATCTGATCTTGAGTGGAAACGCTCATGCGGATGTGCTGATGAAATAGAAAAAGAAAAACACACTAAAGCATCTATTGTTTTAAATGGTCAAAAGATAAGAAAAGACAATACATCTGGTGTAAATGGAGTACATAGGGCTAACGGAAAGTGGGGAGCTGCAATTACATTCCAGAAGCAGTCCTACTGGCTTGGTACTTATGACACTATAGAAGATGCTGCAAGTGCCAGGAAAGAGGCAGAACGGCATTTATATAGTGACTTTTTGGAATGGTATATGACTTCATATAGAAAGAAAAGCAAATAAAAGAATAGTTTTATGGAGCGAAAATATGAATGAATGGATTGTTGCAAGAATAAATTCTTTGAAAGAAGATTTATCTAAGAAACAGGAATACTTCAAAATAAATATACAAAACATGGATTCTCCCACATATGAGGATAATGCAATTAATGATTTGCTGGTAATGAAAAAGCTGAAAACGGAAATTGAGCAGCTTGAATTGTTATTGCAACTGAATGGAATTTTTGCACAAGATAATGCTATGGAAAATTTATTGAGAGAAGTCGGAAATTTGCAAAGCGACTTTCAAAAATTATGTAGAAGTAATAAAGTAAGTAAAAAAGCAATATGTAATTTAGTAATTCCATTTAGAGACAAATACAATCTTACTGATTTACAGGCATTACAAATAGCAAGAAATGAGTTATCCGTAGCGGAAATTGCGGATTTATTATTGTAAAATGACGGTTTTAAAGAGGTGATATAATGGAAATAATCATTGTTACAGGTCAACGAAATGGAAATTTATATCTTGCAGGAAATTATGAACATGTAAAGTATTTTCCAGAACAGAGCACATTACATCCTTATAAACTATCTGAAGAAATTTTGAAATTATGTGATACGTATTTTAAAGCAAATGAAAATTTGATTATAACCACATACTCTGAAATTGTATTAGATTCTGTCAGGTTATGGGGAGCAAGAACTGGACACTGTGATATTTTGAAATGTATTAACTGCATGGATAATGGAGAAATCCGCACATCTGGATTTAATGAATACGGAGAGATGAATGTCTGGGAGAACGGAATATTTGACATTAAAAAAGTTATCCTAAAAGAATTGCTTGATATTAAAAGAGGGAAAATGAATAGTTGAAAAATTGCTTTCAAGGTGAAGAATGGAGATGGCAATATGACATTAAGGGAATTAGAATTTCTTAAAAATGTAAATAAGATCGCTGAATTGATAAATGCGAAAGATTTGTTAAATACCAAAGATAGGACATTACTTTATGGCTATACTTGTACAAGAGAAACGTTTCATGTATATTTAAAAAATAATGAAATTCATACAGTTATGTATGGTAACGATTATAGCGGAGATTATACAAAACCAAAAAATATGAGAGAGTTGGTGATAAAATCGAATTATGATTATGTGCCAGATAAAAGACTATATCCTGAAACTTGCGATTATGAATTTTGTAAATTATTGAAGGAAAGAGGTATTAGTTTGCCATTTGCAGGATTTAATGAAAAAAGAACTCTTCGGGATTATTATGGGTTTACTTTAGAAGATATGTGATGAAAGATTGTTTTTATAAGAAGAATAAGATCATATGATTATAGATCGAAGTTTCAGAAAAATAGAAAATGGAGAAGGGAGTATATAGAGGTATACCATGAATAATTTAAAGAATGTATCTATGGAAGAATTATTTGAAGTTCTGGCATGTGGCAAAGAACCACTAAAAGGTATCACTTTGCTGGAATATATGGAAGAATGGAACAGAAGAGTTGAAAAAGATGGTGGTTATGAAGTTATCGTTGAATAAGAATAGTTAAAACGAGAATTTTATAGATGTAGAAAAATGGAGAATTAATGGAAAAATATATTCACTATGGATGTAAAGTATTTGATAAAGATTTGTTTATAAATATTACAAATATGCTACTAAGCACGAAACCATATGGAGGATTTTGGGCTTCAAGGACAGATGTAGCATTTGGATGGAAAGACTGGTGTGCATCAACGAACTATAGAGAATGTGTGCCGGAGAATAGTTTTACATTTACATTAGAAGATAACGCAAAAGTATTGCATATTAATTCTGCCAATGAGTTAAAGGAATTACCAGTGGTTAAAAACGATTTAAACATTAGTTCATGGAAACTATTGGATTTTGAAAAGCTGGCGGGTATTTATGATGCTATTGACGTAAGTATAAGCAATGATCCGGAGTTACACTTTGCTTTATATGGATGGGATTGTGACAGTATACTGATAATGAACCCGGATATAATACAGGTACTATAGTGTAAAAGTTATATACGATAAAAGTAATAAAAACTATTGATATTCAATATATAATGCTGTATAATAAAGTAGAGAATAAAATGGAGATATAAAACAATGGATTTAAAAGTTGGACGTGATGTGTTAGACATCAATGAAAAAGATATAATCTTGGATAACGGTGCTTGTTATCAAATCATAACCAAAGAAGTGGGAAAATTATGGAAAGCCTATTTCCCGGTAATAAGCAAGAGCCTTTTTGACAGATTGAATAAATATGGTGCAGTTTATACTAATGAAATGCTCAAGAAAAAAGCTTTTGAAAGATATCATATTAATAGTTGCACGTTTTGGGCTTTTGATATGAAAAAGCTGGAAGAGTTTTTAAAATAATGTATCTGGTGGTGGTTTATATAAGACTGCCACCAGAAAAACAAAATAAGATAAAAGAAATAATGAAAATGTATTGACAAGACACAACTTATAATATATAATAAGAGTATAGAAAACGAAGGGAGATTTAAAAAATGAGTATATATCAGTTGGCAAACAACAATTCATTTTTAGGATTTACAGATAACAGAACAGCTTTACAGGCTGGCAAGATTGAAAAATGTCTGTCTAAAGCATTCAGATATAATGGTGTTGTAATGGAACGCCGGGATAAAATGCTTCAGGATTTAAGAAATGGTAAAGAACCGAAGATTGCAGAAGAAACTGTAAATGGGAAAACAAAGAAATCCTATAGAGTATATTCCACAATCAAAGACGGTGAGTTTGCCGGAACAAGAGTTTTCAGTGAGATTACCAAAACAGAATATGATTTCTGTATGTATCTCATTAAAAATGATCTTGTTTCAGAAGAACGTGTAAATGCTTATATCGAAGAAGAGAAACAGAGAAAAGAAGAAAAAGAAGTTGCAGAACGACAGGCAGAAGAAGCAGCCAGAGAAGAAGAGGAAAAACAGGCTGCAGAACTTGCAGAATTTGAAACCTGGGCGAAATCTATGGCAGAAATGTATTCCGGAACTTCTAATGCAAACACTATGGAAAAGATTTTTATTGATAAATTGGGTGAATTTAAGAATCCTATTGGGGCGTTTAGACTCCTGGTATATATTGATAATATCGACAGCCATCCATTGTGTAGAGAAAAATTAAAAGAACGTTTGTATACAGGCAATAAAGCAAGCAGAAAGACATTTGAGTGTGTCACCGGATTAAAGCTGCCTAAGAATAACAGAGACACCGCAGAATTTATAGATAATCTGCATAAATCCGATTACTGCAACAAGGTTGATTATAAAGTAAAAGATAAAACAGAAGTTAAATCAAATAATGAAAGCGAACTGAAAGAGTTTTATATTCTGGAAGTAGATAAGGAACATAAGCGAAAAGAATATAAAAGGGTTTTTGGAGAAAAGATTGTTAAAAAAGGATTTGCTTGTTTTATCCATGAACTAAAAGACAAAACCTATGCAGTCTCTTCTGTTGAATGTGGTGTGAGATTAGCAACCGGAAAGACAAAAGCTGAAGCAGTTAAAAATCTTAAGCGGGAAATCAGTAGATTTGGTGATGTAGAATTAAGACAAAAGCTGCAGGAGATTGTTAATTTATATGGGGCAAGCCCGTTATACAATTTACAATAGTAAAAATAAATAAAGGTAAGGAGATATTAAGATGAGTTTAGCTGGCAAATTTGGGAATTTTGAAATCAAGAAAACAGACAGAATCAGTAAAGAGGATCAGGAATGGTTATTGCACAGAGAAGAATTGTATAAACGCACACTTGCTATACACAAAAGTGTATATGATATTTACAAATCAGTTGATGGCACATATACAAAAGAAGATAAAAATGATTTTTCTAGTTTCATTGTGGGAGATTTCAACGTTCCAAAAGAAGTCAGCAAAATTCAAAATTCTTATATTAGTGGTATTTTCTCTTACTTCCAAAGAAAATATAATGTAAAGCTGGAAAATAAATTTGAAGAATACGATTATTCACGTGAATTATATCGTTATTCAAAAACAGATCCAGTAAAAGATCTTGTGATTGATGAAATTGATTATCATACTGTGCTTGACAAAATCTTCGATCAGCTTGGAGGATTGAGCTTTAAAGAAAAAGCTATAAAAGAAATAAAAGATAAGCTAAAAGAAGAATGTTATAACAGTTATCGCAATAACTGGAGTATTAAGATAAGTGGGAAAAAGCTCATTTATACTGGCGGTTATTGCAGTCAGTCATATAGCAATTATCATTTTAATAGTACAAATTGGATGTATGCAATGTTGGAGGCGTTCTCATACAACGTATACAAAGAAAAATGCCGTATTATTTCGTTAGATAGATTGTATGATAGCTATTATATAAAATTAGAAGAAGAAGATTTTAAAAATGGATTTTCAGCACCAGGAGTCGGAGTGGAACATATCAAATTTTACAAGAATGGAAGAGTTGATATTACATTCCAGAGTGGCGAATTTTGTCGAGATTTCGCAAGAGAATGGTGCGGTTACACATTAGTTTAGGAGGTTAGCAGATATGAAATATAATTATTCAAATGAGGTTATCCCGCAAGATCAGCGGAGTGACATAAACACAAAAATCGAATATATTGTAAATAATGATCTGCCGGAATCCGAAACAGGAATCTCCAAAGAAGATATTTTTAACGCTTATACAGGTGTTGGAGGACTGCATGGACTGCAGTTCTCTAATTACTCAAATTATTATGACTATCAGAAAGCGAAAGCTGAAATTGAACAGGGGCAATTTTTTACACCGTATAAATTAGTAGAGTGGATTTATAATTGCCTACATATTTCAAATAATGATTTAGTTGCAGATTTAACTTGTGGTCACGGGGCTTTTGCAAGCTGCTGCCCGGTAGAATCAAACTTTTACGGCTGTGAATTGGACGGAAAATCTTACAGAGTAGCGAAATATCTCTATCCGGATGCAAAACTGGAAAATACAGACATCCGTTTTTATGAACCGAAAGTTACATTTGATTATGTGGTTGGAAATCCGCCTTATAATTTAAGATGGTCAAAAGATAATAACAACTATTTAAGTGAGTATTATTATTGCTTAAAAGCTGCAGAACTACTGAAGCCAGCCGGAATTATGGCGATTATCGTACCTTTATCGTTTTGTGCTGATGAATTTTCTGATGGCGGTATGATTGCCGGACTGAATGAGCACTTCAATTTTATCTGTCAGATTGAACTTGATAAGAATACATTTAAACATTTGGGCGTAGAGAACTATAAGACGAAAGTTCTTTTTGTTCAAAAGAAATCGAAATATCTGGAAAACGTTGAATATAACAAAGATCTGTTATCCGGTGTTTCTTCTGGTGAGATTTGGGAAAAGTATTTAAAACCTGTTACAGAGAAACGAGAGAGTATCAAACAGAAAGTATTTCTTGAAATTGTAAGAGGTGGGGAAGAAGATGCTAAATGGCAGTATAAAATTGAAAAGTTACTTTATGATATTAAAAGAAATCCACTTGTTTCAGATTATTACGCAGAATGTTGCGAATATGTAAGCCAGTATCGTACACAGAAAAAGCCGGATCATATCAAGTGGGACGAATGGGAACAATTAAAAATTAAGAAGCCGGATGTCGTGAAATACTTAAAATCTGCCTTAAGAAAGCAGAACCCAGTCAGAAGCAAAGAAAATAGGATAATTAAGAACAATTATTCTTTTGAATTGAATGGGGAAATCTTGGATATTAACCAGGCGGTATTGTCGGATGATGTGTTAACAAGACCGTTTAGCACTAAGTCGGTAAAACGTCTGGTTAGCAAAAAAAGACAAGAATATAGTATGCAGAATACAGCTTTTACAGACATGCATCCAGACAAAGAAATTGAAAAATGGTTGAATGGTTTTGAATTATCAGACGATGAAGAAACCATACATTTGAATAACGCGCAAAAAAGAGATCTTAACCTGTTTTTGCAAAAGAGATATAACTTTATCCAGTGGGAACAGGGATCAGGAAAAACACTTGCGGGTATTGCAATCGGGAAATATAGGCTTGAGAAGAAACAGGTGAAAAATGTATTTGTCGTTAGTACAGCAATCGCAATTAAGAACAATTGGAATGATGTACTGACACAATACGGCATTGATTTTTGTATGATTGAGAGCTTGGCAGATATTTATAATATTAAACCAGGGCAATTTGTAATTATTACATTAAATATGATGTGTAAATACCATAAGTTTATAAAGCGATTTGTAAAATCTATCTGTCAGAAAGCCGTTCTGATTTTTGATGAGTCCGACAATATCAGTAATATGTACAGCAAACGCACAAAAGCCGTTTTAAATGCTTTTCGCCGCTTAAAATACAAGACACTTATGACTGGTACAAGTACAAGAAATAACATTGCAGAAATCTTTCCGCAACTTGAATTACTGTATAACAATTCTATCAATATGTTAAGTGAATGTCCGGAAATTCAGGAAAGAAATAAAGAAAATAAAAATGAATTGGAATGGACAGAAAATGAATACTATATGAAACCATATCCGGCATATAGAAAAGGACACCAGCTTTTTACAGCAAGTCATATCCCAGATAAAATCACTGTATTTGGCGTTAGTCAGTTTACACAAGACATATTTAATTCGGATTATCTGAAGCAAATGATTAATAAAACTATTATTACAAGAACATTTGAAGAGATTACCGGAAAGAAATTGTATGAAATTAAACAGGTAGCTTGTAAAATGGGAGAAGAAGAGAAAAGACTTTATTCTATTGCGCTTGATGAATTTTACAAGATGGAATATCTTTTTCATAAAACGGGAAATAGCCGAAAAGACGCAATGTTAAAAATTTTAAATCAGTTGCTTACACTTTTGAAAATTTGTGGCGCACCACAAACATTAAGAGAATACGATCAGTCAATTATGCCGGAAAAATTCAAATCAGTTCTTTCTCTTTTGGTAGACTTCCAGGGAGAAAGGGTTGCTATTGGTGTTAGACATATTGAGGTTGTGAGAGCTTATGAAGCAGCAATCAGAAAAGCATTTCCAGATAGACCAGTATTTGTCATTACTGGAAACGAAACTACTTTGAAACAAAGAAAGAAAATTGTGCAAGATCTTAAGAAAACGAAAAACGGTATTCTGATTAGTACACAGCAGAGCCTTTCTGCAAGCATGAATATTGATTTTGTAGACAAGTGTATTATTCCAGAGCTACATTGGAATAATTCAAGCATGAGTCAGTATTATTTTCGATTTATCCGTTATACTTCTACAAGATTTAAACAGGTATATTTTGTTACATATGAAAACAGCATTGAGAGTAATTTGTTGAAAATGGTTCTTGTAAAAGATAAGCTGAATAGATTTATGAAGAATCAGGATGTTTCTGATGATGAAATATATGATATTTTTGGAATTGAAAGTGATATGCTACAAAATCTGATGTATAAAGAAAAGACAGATGACGGATATGTTATTCGTTGGGGAGATCAGAAAGTATCATAGATTGGAGATATTATGAAGAAAAAGAAGCCGGAGGGCTATTATAAAGGGTTACGTAGAAAAGAAAATCTGACTATTGAAGAAGTATACAATGCTGTAAAAGATGTGTTATTCGAGCCAGAAGATAAGAAAGCTATGGTTGTAATTAATGGCGACAAAATAAAAGGGAACAGTCAGAGATTCCAGACATTTTTTACAAAAGGCTTAAAGTGTGCATGTTGTGGCATTGAGGGAAAATATTTCGGAAAAGAAAAGGACTTTAACGCTGCAAGATATCATCTGAATTTGTATGCCTTAGATGAATCAGGAAATGAAGTTTTAATGACAAAAGATCACATTGTCCCACGTTCAAAAGGTGGGGCAAGTGAACTGTATAATTATCAGACAATGTGTGTAAAATGCAATATAGCAAAAGGGAATAACTAATGGAATATGATAAAGAAAATCAATGGTGGATAGAATATACTAAATTGTCAAGCGGGCAAACTGCAGTTATTATGTTTTCAAAATATCCGAGAGGAAAAACGCTCTACTACTTTGTTACATTCGGAATTGCTGATAAAAAGAAGATGTTACGGAACTGGCTATTGGAAACAGGTAGCGGAGATTTATGTACAAAATGCACTGGAAAATGTGGAGCAGAAGGATTAATCTGGGCGTATCATAAGTTAGAAGAATTTATACAAGATAGGAAATTGTTTAATAAAAGCGATAAAGTTTTAAAATATAAAGTTGCGGTTTGTGGAGCTGATGCAAGACGACACAGAGTTTACCGCCATTTTTTGAAGCGCATTGGATTTAATGAAGAGTATGACCAGGAATTAGGTTGGATCATTGTGAAAAACTTATAAGATAAAACAAATAAATGTTGCAATATATAACAATGCGTGATATACTTTATACAAAGACACAACATAGAATGGAGAGTGAACGTAAATGGGAACACCAGCATATACAACCTATATACTCTAAGCGGTTAGCAGGGTATCTTCTTCTAAAAGGATTTATGCTTGAAGATTATCAGAAAAGTCATAAGGACTCAGAAAGAACAATATTCTTCTTCTATGAGTCTGAAGAATTGTTGAGAGCCATGTCAGAATATAACAGATTAAAAAATTACAAAGGAGGCATAGTAAACATATGAGTAAAGTAATCAATCAAAAATATATGTCGTTTGAAGAGGTTGTTATTGAAAGTGAAAATGAAGAGGACTATAAGGAGTCTCTTGATACAATGCGAAAAGCCGGTTTTACAAGAGTAAAAATATACGATAATGAAAGCATGACTATGATCCCGGCAAAGAAAATTCTTAAAAATGGACATATCGTACAGAGATACAAGAGATTTGGCGGATATGAGATTATAGAAAGCAAATTACGCGCAGAATTACCAAAGGGTGTTAAGCCAGCAGATAGAAAGGAAGAAAATAAATAATGAAGGCAATATTACTCCTGTTGATTATTATTGCTGTTTTGCTGGTTGTTATGGACATAGCAGTGATATATGCAGCACGTGAAGTGGAGAAAAAAGAAAGAGAACTATTTGAAAATCGAAGGAGCAGAAGTAATGAAAGGGGTTATCTTAAAAACAGATGACGGAATAAAGTTATTTGGATGTTTACAGTGTAGCAACGGATCTTGGTACACTGCAGAAGGGTGTTTTAAGTATTGTAACGATAATAAAAGCGAAAAAAGAAATATGCTACAGCTTTAAAGTTGTCCGCTAGTGCTACGTATTTGGCATTAAGTCCAAAAGCTACAAAAGACTGGTATAAACATAGAGAGAATTTCATTGAAATTGAAATCCCATATAAAAATGAATAGAAGATAAACAAAATAAATATTGACATATAATAAAAAGTATGATAATATATAAAATGTGAGGTGAAACAAATGGCAACAGGAACAAATTTAGGAAGGATTAAGAATAAAAAAATCCAAAAGAACAATACTTCTGGATGCACAGGTGTTTCGTTCCACACTTGCAAAGGTCAATGGTATGCGAGAATAGCTTTTAAGGGGAAAAATTATAATCTTGGCTATTTTGATAATATTCAGGATGCGATTAATGCCAGAAAGCGAGCGGAACAAATGACTTTTGATGAATTTATTGAGCGACATACCAAAAAGAAGATAATAGAAATATAGGGAGGAAGAAATAATGATTACACAGAAATGTCAGATGGAACTCAAGGAAATGGTTTGCGATTTTGGAAAAGGTGACATACATATCGGTATGAATCCTAGACCTGATGATCCAAATAAAGTTTCAATTGAATTTGCAAATGGAAAACCGCTTGGAATCGGAACACGTGTGTATGGTGAAAATTCACCAACACCATTAATCATGAATTTTGATAATGTCGAAAGCCTGGAAGCTATAAAAGAGATTGCTGAAGCTGCAATTACTACTCTTAAGGTGAAGAAAGAGTACATGACTGAGCCAAAAGAGCCAGAGTTTATAGTTAAAACTGACAGTATACTTGTAACAGAAGCATTCAGGAGATCAAATCCGTCACCACTTAAAGTAATGGAAGATACAGAAAAATATCTGGAAAACGGTGATATTAAAGAAATCGTTGTTTCTGAAAACCTTATTTTAAAAGATGGGTACATAGGACTGCTGATTGCAAGAAAATACAATAAAAGCACTGTAAAAGTATCTGCACCGGATGGAATTATAATCCTTGTTGGGAACAAAGCAATTAATTTTAAATCAGATAAAATCGCTCTTTTATATGGAGATGTATATGGAGAACAGAAACAACTGGCAATTATTAATTCAGGTAATAGATACATGATCCCGGCAGAAACCCCGGAAAAAGCGGTAGAAATGCTTGAAAAGATAAATAAAGTGTTTACTCCAGATTATACAATCGTTGGAAGAGGTAGAGGAAGTTCCGCACTTGCAGATTCAATGGAAAAGCATGGAGTGGCATTTAAACATATGTAAGATAGCAAAAATAAAAGATATACACAATAAGGCTTATTATATTTAAAGGATGTTGATTGTTGTTTGATAAACAAGAGAGAGTTCGTTGATATGGTAAGCGATCATACTGGACGTACAAAGAAAGACGTAGAAGAATGGACAACCTTAATTTTTGAGGAAGTCAAAAGAGCTGTAAAATTATACGGTGGATTAAAAATTGTGAATTTTGGCACATTTGATACAAGAGACAGAAAAGGTAGGATGGGGAAAAATCCAAATACACAAGAAGATCTCTATATAAAAGGCAGAAAAGTCTTACACTTTACGCCTGGTAAAGAAATAAGAGAAATAGTTAATTATTAGGAGGTTTTGGCAGTGTTTAAAGTAGGTGATATGGTATATGTTGCTTTTGCTGTTGGTTGGAAATTTGAAACACATTTAACAACGGTAAAAGATGTTGTTGAAAAAGACGGAGAAGTGGAATATATCGTTGAATGCTATTGTGATGCTGCCAGATTTTCTAATGATATGTTTGAGCATTACGACGACAGCCGGAAAGAAAATGAAATCTTTGAAGCAACCAAAGAAGGAAAAGCCAAATGTGATAAATACGTTTCAGATTATTATTATGATGGACTTTGCAGAGGTTGCGAGTATGAAAATTTTGGTTCTGTATTCCGTTGCACTGATTGTAGCCATTGTAAGGATATGGGACATAAGAACCCAACAGATCCAAGACCTATGAAATGTGTTTTAAACAAAATTGTAGTAGGCGGCTTTTACATAAAATCTCATGTACATGAGATATGTAAGCATTTTGATCCAGTGCTTCCACAGATAAAAAGAGAGTTTCAGAGTTGGGAAAAATACAATGAAGTCCTTAAAAACTGTGAGTTCAATAAAGAGTGTCCAATGCACAAAAACAGTGTATGGAAAACTTGCACATATGAATATTATATGGATTCTAAGCTTGTTGGATTTCCAATTAAGTTTATGCTGGATGGAAGAGAAGTCACAAGTGTAAAAGTCCCACGTAGAAGATGGGTAAATCAGGATTTCTTGAATGGTGATATTCTGGAATGTACAACTGTGAATTTTGCATATGAGAAGGGCAGAAATGGATTACCTAAAAAAGAATGTTTGCCAATATATCAATCATTTGAGGGGATGGCAAAGATAGATATTAAGAAAGGTATTTTAATTGATGGACAGCCTATTAAGACATTATAAAGAAATTGTAAATCGTATAAAAAGTAAAACGCCGGATTTTGACGAGTATAAGTTTCATATTCTGGTAGTTGATGAAAATAATTTTGATGGGATGTCAGTACAGAGTTGCACATTATCAAAAGACAGAAAGTGGATTTGTATTCCGAGAGAATATGAAGATCAATTTGGTAGTGGGTATGTTCCGATTTGCTATGAAGTGGTACAAGAGTTTGAAACATTTCTGGGAAATGGCAGCATAAGTTGGAGATGCAGAGTTTTTATATTAAATAGGAGATAAACATGAGCAATTGTAACACATGTGTACATAAAAATGAAAGATGCTTTTGCCCGCCCGGTAAGAGATGTACAATATATAAAGCAGAAAAGAAAATAGTAGAGCATACTTTTAAATTTAAAACAGATAAAAACTGGATTCCAGGTGTGGGAATGTGTTGGACAGGATGCCCGTTTTCTATGCTGGTTGGACTGGGAGAAATATGTAAGTTCGTTGACAGCGGCGAATGTCCATTTGAAAGAATGAAAAATTAAATAAATACGGGGCTGTAATGGTATCGACGGGGTACAGAACAGACATAATCCGCAGGAGTGGTTGCCTAACAACCAAAATTAAAATAAACGCTAAAGAAACAAGACTGGCGGCGTAAGCTGCACTCTATATAGATGATTGTGGGATATAATCTATATAGAGCCGAAATTCCCACAGAAGTTTCCTGTTTTTCTTAAAAATAGGTGGTGGACAAGAAACCAGTATATACCTGGGAAAACGGTTAGCTGTCTCATTTTCGCTAGGATGACGTTTAAAAATAAATATCCGAATGAAAGAGTATTGCGTAAAAAGATTGTGTAGTTAGTATGTATTTCGGACACGGGTTCAACTCCCGTCAGCTCCATTTAAAGGAAAAATATGTGTAAAAGATGTGAAGAAATCAAAAAGAAACATGAAAATTATAATTATTGTCCGTATTGCGGAAGTATGATGAAAAAGATTGGTTTCATACCGGATTACGATGTACCGTATAAACCGTTTTTTTGCTGAAAAAAGAAATGGCTTTATCGTAGATATGGGTTAAAATAGGAGTATGTGAAAAACTATGAGAAGTATTTCAAGTGCAATAATTAGTTTAACTTGTTGGTATATGCTTACAAATATGAATGATAAAGCAGATGGTACAAGAGTATTTTTAGCTTTGATGTCATTCATGATGCTAGCAGTAGCGTTTGTATTATTGATTTTTGGACTTTGACAAAACAAGAATTTTAGGAGGAACAGAACAATGAAACCTTATGATGTAGGTTTAATTTGTGGGCGATTTCAGACTTATCATATAGGTCATGAATCGCTCATAAATATGGGGACACAACTTTGCGACAGGATCTTAATTCTAATAGGATCATCACAAGAATGCGGGACAGAAAGAAATCCGCTTAATATCAACACCAGAACGAAGATGCTGAAAGAGATATACGGAGATTCGCCGGAAATCATGATTTATGCACTGTCTGATCTGACAGATGAGAATGATATTCGTCCGGAGTGGGGCAAGTATCTTCTGGAGAATGTAGACAGATATATTTACAAAGTTCCAGAGTTGATGATTACCGGAGATGATGAAGAGCGAAACCACTGGTTCGCAAGAGAAGATGTGGTTGATATGTCGCAGCTTATTGTAAATCGTGGAAGAATCCCTATTTCTGCCACGCAGGTCAGAAAGCTTATGGTTATGGATGATCGTAAAGAGTGGATGAAATGGGTAAATCCGAAGCTGCATAAGATGTATGATGAAATTCGCCGGGAACTAATGACAGTACCTTATTATAGGGAACTGCAGATAGAATTGATGAAAGATAAACAAAATAAATGTAAATAACACTTGAAATTGCCGGAGGAATATGGTAATATAATTACAAGGAAATCAAACAATAGGAGGGTAAAAAATGTACAGTATTTCAAGAAAAGAATTTATTAATCCAGATATGGAAATGGTAGGGAGAATCATTGACAAGCTCAATGAAAAGTTTGATCCTACAGAAACCCACCATCATAGCAATGCAGACTCAGAGATGTTTGAGTTTCATTATAAAACAGATGGAATGAAGCGTGAAGCATGGAGCATTACTTTCATGGGACAGACAATTATCAGTGGTGGAGAATTTGGGCTTGATTATTCAGAGTGCCAGGATGAGTCATATTTAACACTGGAAAGCTGCAACGAACAGAAAATCTTTATGTTGGCTGTAAACAATACAATTCAGCATATTGATAAGTTAGTGAATTATGTGGCACTTTCAGACACATCAGATTATAACAAGCAGAAGTGGATTGGGACACTGAAAAAGAGCATTGAATAAAAAGCAGCAATAAGAAAGGAGAGAGCATTATGATGACATATATCAATGGAACATCCGCATTAAAAGAAGATACTGAAAAAGTTATAACCTTTCCTGGCTCAAGAGAACAGATCGTTAAAACGCAACCAGTAAAAAAAGGTAACTACAAAGAGGGCGAAGAACAGAGAGTTTATCCGTTCAAAACCGAAGAAGATCTTCAGAAAATGCACAATTATTTCGTTGAGAAAAAGATGTGGCGTAATGATCTCTTATTTGTTGTTGGTGTAAATGTTGGTCTTAGAGCAGGGGATCTCCTGAAACTTACATGGGGACAGGCTTTTCCGGATAATTATTCAGAAGTTGCAAACGCAATCAGAATAAAAGAAGAAAAAACTGGCAAGTGGCGTACATTCTATCTGAATGAGTCTTGCAAAAAAGCTATTCTTAAATACTTTAAACAGTATATAAGAAACGGGGAAATACCTGGAAGGGATGAATACATTTTCAAAAGTAGAAAAGGAAATGGACACCTTGAGGTTCGTCCGGCTGGTAATATTTTGAAAAAAGCAGCGAAGGAAGTAGGAATTACTTTTAACGTAGGAACGCATTCATTGAGAAAGACATTTGGCTATTGGCAGCTAAAGGCACATCAGGATGATGCAATGTTTTTGTGTCACCTTCAAGAAATGTTTAATCATGCAACTCCAAAAGTTACATTGAGATATTGTGGTCTTGAAGATGAAAACATGGAACAGTATTATAATGATGTGAACATTTTATGACTTGGAGTGTAGACTATTGAAAAGTACAATGGCAATAGTAAAAGCAAAAGACGATATAAAAGTTCTTATGGAAGATGGCAGATTTAGCAATTTCATCAAGGGACATACATATAGATGCATGTTTAAGGGCGAAGATGTGTATTTAATTGATGAAGACAAATATGGATTCCAGACAGATTTGGATATATTTCATGAGAATTTTCAGGTTATAAGCAACGAAACTAAATAAGGAATATTATCTTCATTCGGTGTCTGTATTAGAAAATATAATTCTAAGAAAGACACCTGAAAAACAAATGAAGTTAATAGAAATAAATAATGGGTAAAGATATGAAAGTAACAAGTTGTTTTGAAGTTTTCAGGAGTGGATTTACTTAGCTGTGTTACTACAAAAGGATAAGTACAGGAGAATAAGATGAATTATAGTAAGCGTGCAACGAGAAAAGTGTGTGCAGTAATTTCAGTTATAATTGTTGTGCTTCTTGTATTTACAGCCATATCTGCTGCCAGTGTAGATACAGACAGCGATATATATGTAAAGTTCCAGGATCGTATGTCGATGGACTGGGATTATGATGATTCGATCTATCTGAGAAAAGCAGTAATGCTTAAAGGTCAAAACAAATCATTATATGAAAAAGCCGACATTATAGTTGTCACACTAAACAGGGTATTAAGCACAAAATATCCAAAAGATATTAAATCTGTAGTTGAGCAAATTGCAGAGGAAGAAGAAACGAGTCTGGACGACATTGATCCAGACTCCGATTCTGCAGAAGCATTAAGAATTGTAAAGCATGAAAGATATGATAATACGAAAGGGCGATTAGAATATGAATAACAATGAGAAATTCAATGGAAATAGAAGCCACCAGAGAAGAAACAGAAACGGGCATTATAGAAAAAGACCTGTGAAAGCAACTCAGGCTGCGACAGTTAATCCGGAAAACAAAGATTCCGAAAATATGAAAAAACTTATCGAGATTTTGGCAAATAAATTTGTTGTCCTTATGGAAAAAACTCAGAATTGTACTGAGATTGTGCCAGAAGAAATTCTTGATGAGATTCCGAAATTTCATCAGGCTATAGGAGCTATTGGAACACTTGGCTTCACACTTGAAGAAATTGACAAGTTATTCCCACTTTCAGAATATCTGCCAGAGGAAAAGGCTGATAAAATCAAAAAGATTATTTCTTCTACTGACAGTGATAACGACGATTCTGACGAAGAGGAAAGATGCTATGACGAAATCAACTGACAATGAACGCTGGCTTTCTGATGGAAATTGTAAATTCTGTCGAAGAAATAAATATTGCCATACTCCATGTAAAAAGAATAAAGAAGCCACGCAAAGAGACATCTATCGTGCTGTAAATCGTGTAACAGGTGGAGTTTTCGCACATATGCTTGAAAAACAGGCAAATTTATTCAGTAGGTAAAAGCTATGAGTGGAAATCTTGTAGTTGACTGGGTAAACAATGTTTTGAGTGTGGCAGAAAAAGGTTATGATTCTGACAATGTGAGAAAAAGAGATGAAGCATTTATGGAAATCCTTGGAATGTGTGATGCAGTTCTTAAATCACTTGGATATAGTGAAAGATATTGGCTTATTAAGTACAGAAGGTTTTTCGAGGTTATGAGTGGGAAAGATGTCACAGTGCTTAGTTGGGCGTTAGAAGTTCTTGATTGCACAATAAACGGACTGCGAACTGAGTATGCTTACAAGAAAGATGAATACTTTAAATGTATTATCGGAATATGCAAAACTATTTTCACAACACTTGAATATGTTTATCCGGAGGATATGAACAAATATGAAAAGGATTCTTAAAGCAGCCGGGATTTGTATTGGAATTGTGATTTTCGCCACCCTTTGATGTTGGTTGGAATAATTGTTGCAGTGTATGAAGCAAAAGAGGAATATAAATGAAAATTTTATTATGGGAAATAAAACTTGAAAGAAATAGATACGCAAAATTGCAGTGGACATTATTTAAGCTGTTTGGAATAAAGCCCAAAAATCCGTGTGGTTGTGGAAAAGCAACTTCATATGCACGTTATTGCCACTTACCTATGAATGTAAAATATTGTGATATTATCAATGACAGGGAAAGACATGAAGTGGTGTGTAAATGTTGTGGTGAAATACATATGTTATCTAGTTCTTATATTGATCCAAACGATGAAGATTCGTGGTTATCATTCTAGGAGACTGCAATATGAGAAAACCAAAAGTCGAGAATAAATATAACTTGAAACCTTCAGACATAAATAAACTGATTGTAAATGATCGCTCTAAAATCAAAGAGCCGTTGTTCTGGCGAAATGACGTGATAAATGCCTGGTGTATTTCAAAAAGCATTGGAACAGATGCAGATAGAAAGTATTGTACTGACAATTCTGTATGGATTGGGATTTATGATAAGCCATATTATCGCCATGAAGTTCATTGCTATTGTACTTGTTGGGGTGGTATGGGTAAATACAATTTTAAAAAGTTTTTCGATTATCAAGAAATTGAAACAGAAAAAGATTTGGAAACTCAGGAAGAGTTATTGAAAATAGTAAACAAATTGTTAGACATGAAAGTTCTAACATTTGATAAATAAAAGAGAAAAGGAGAATCAAAAATATGAAAACATTAAGAGTAACTTGGAAAGGTATTAGCCCGTTAATTATGCATAGCTGTCAGTGTGTTAATCCTCTGCATCCAATTTCGAAAGAATTAAAGAAATATACAAGCAAAAAGTCAAAAGGTAAAACAGATGAAGATTTAGTTAAAATTTCTGATCTTGAATGGGAAGCTGGCGCATACTGGAAAGATGGTTTAGGACTTTATATTCCGGCAGAAAATGTAGAAGCCACTATTATTAATGGTGGAAAAGCGAATAGAAAAGGAAAGGATTTTCAGAAGTATGTGACTGTAACAGACTTATACATACCTTTTGAATATGGAGAGAATCTTACAAAAGAAGAATTAATCCAGAATTATGAATATAGAGATACAAGAATTATGACTGTGCAGCGTTCAAAGGTAATGCGAACAAGACCTAGATTTGACCAGTGGAAAATCACGTTTGATTTAATGTATGACGAAAATAATATGGATATTGACACAATTGTAAATGCTATGGAGTATGCGGGTTCTTATGTTGGATTGTGCGATTCAAGACCTAAGTATGGTAAATTTGTTGCGACAATTGAAGAATTAAATTAACAATATTCATTTCAAATCATAGTAGGCAAAGTATTATAGGTTAATTTGGGGTATGATCTGTTATGGTAAGCTAAGTTGCGCTATGTTGAGCGTTTTAAGATGTGGTTAGTCGGAATGAGTCAAGTCGGGATGGGGTATGTTAGGCAATATGTGTCGAGCCACTTTGCGTTGAGGTGAGATGAGTTCTGATCTGTTAAGTTCAGTTAAGTTGTGTTTTTCTTTTGTTGAGTGTTTTATGATGAGATGTGGCGTGGCAGGCTTAGATCAGTTGTGTTAGGTTGTGTTGGGTTAAGATAAGCATTATTGGGCATGTTCTGTCATGCTAGGTTGATTTGAGCTTTATTATGTTGAGCATTATATGTTGAGTTATGCAGCGATAAGGTGAGATTTGCTAGGTTACGTTTAGTATTATGAGTTGAGATTATTAATATTAAAAAATATATATTAAGGAGCGTACAAAATGAACGAAGTAATTGAGAACAAGAAAAAATGTGAAATTTTAGCAGAAAGGATTGACTCATTATCCTATGGAGATATTATTTCACACAAACAGATAGCAACGTTAATCAAAGAGGAATATCCAAGTGCAAGATATTTCTCTACAATCCAGAAAACAAAGAAAATTCTTCTGAAAGATTTTAACAAGATAATCGAAAATATCAGCGGAGATGGATATAGAGTTGTTAACCCAGATGATTTCGTTGAAAAGTCTTTGAAATGTTACAAACGTGGATTTAACTCAATGAAAAAGGGAAGTGATATTCTGGTAAATTCTCCGACAAAAGATATGACACCAGAGGGAAGAGAAGCACATCGAAGAGTAACTGATAGAGCAATTGTTTTAAATGCTTCTATTATGGGCGCAACAGTAGAATTAAAAGAGTTGAGTAAAAAATCGCATCCTATGGATGTTGCTAGAATCGGCAGAAGGTAAAATAAATAAAAAGTGAGAAAAGCTTATGGAAAAATTATTGATAGATATTTCCGAGTATCAACAAAAGGTTTTGGACTGTATTAGTTCAGAAGAAATTAATAAATTTTTCGACTCAACAATATTTGCTGGCATACCCGAAAGTAGTATGTGTAAACAAGCTATGATTCATGGAATGGTTATTGCGAGCATGATGACAAGTCAGTGTAATCAGATCATTGTTGGGGAAAGACCTATTGGACATTGGAATTTATTGGATGAATGTTCAGACGAAGGTGTGTATTGCTCTGTATGTAGTAAAAAGGTTTACAAGAGATATTATGCAAATCAAAAAGTGAAATCGAAGTTTTGCCCGAATTGTGGAGCAATAATGAAATAAAAACGGGAAATGCAGCCTTGATTAAACAAGGCTGAGAATCAATAGAAATATTGTGGCTGATTCAGCTAGGGAAACCTACGTATATGTTAGAAGAATATATGCGAGCCAAAGAGTGAGGGAATTTCCACTCATTAAAGCCTGTGTAAATTGAATATAGATTTGAGGTTTTAGAACCTTATGAAATTACATAGGTACTGAACTAGAAGACAACACAAAAATACAAGATATGAGTTTTAGAATCCTATGAAATTACATAGGTACTGAACGTCGTACTTTACATTAAGCTTCGTCAGTAGTTTTAGAAGCATATGAAATTAAAATAAATATGAATTAAGGACAAAAAATAAAAAAATGAGCAATGATAAATATATAATAACTAGAAAACTTAAATTATTACCGATTGGTGAAGAAGATGAAGTTAATAGGGTTTATGATTATATTAGAAATGGACAATATTCGCAGTATAATGCGTTGAATATACTTATGGGGCAATTGGCGAGTAAGTATTACGAATGTAAAAGAGATTTGAGTAGTGCTGAATTTAAAGAGGCGCAAAAATCAATTTTGTCAAATTCAAATCCGAACTTATGTGATATTGAATTTGCTAAAGGTTGTGATACGAAGTCTGCGGTAGTTCAAAAAGTTAAGCAGGATTTTTCAATAGCAATAAAGAATGGACTACCACGTGGAGAACGCAATATTACAAATTACAAACGGACAGTTCCTCTTATTACAAGAGGTCGTGATCTTGTTTTTGTTCATGGATATGAAAATTATACGGAATTTCTGGATAATCTTTATACGGACAGAAATTTAAAAGTATTTATCAAATGGGTTAATAAAATCCAATTTAAGATTGTATTTGGAAATCCATATAAATCGGCAGAATTAAGAAATGTTGTACAGAATATTTTTGAAGAAAGATATAAAGTGAATGGTTCTAGTATCAAAATTGATGATGGAGATATCATTTTGAACTTATCGTTAACAATGCCAAAGGAAATTAAAGAACTTGATGAAAACAAGGTAGTTGGTGTTGATTTAGGTTTGGCAATTCCAGCAGTGTGTGCATTAAACACAAACTGTTATTCTAGGAAATCAATTGGTAATGCAAACGATTTTTCACGGGTAAGAACAAAAATCAAGGCACAAAGAAGAAGATTGCAGAAAAGCCTTAGTCAAACTTCTGGTGGACATGGCAGAGGGAAGAAACTTCGGGCATTAAATAGATTTTCGGAGTATGAAAAACATTGGGTTCAAAATTATAGTCACTATGTAAGCAAACAAGTTGTTGATTTTGCGATTAAAAATAATGCGAAGTATATCAATCTTGAAGATCTTGAAGGATATGGTGATGACGAGAAAAACAAGTTTATTCTAAGTAATTGGTCATATTATCAGGTTCAGCAGTACATTACATATAAGGCAGAAAAATATGGAATTGAAGTAAGAAAAATAAATCCATATCGTACTTCGCAGGTTTGTAGTTGTTGTGGACATTGGGAAAATGGTCAAAGAATAGACCAAGCAACTTTCATTTGTAAAAATCCAGAATGTAAAAATTTTGGAGAAAAAGTCAATGCAGATTTCAACGCAGCTAGAAATATTGCACTTTCTACTAATTGGTCAGATATAGACGAGAAGAAAAACAAGAAAAACAAAAAGAAATAATTTTGTTTAACGGTAGACCTTTCTGCCGAATAGTGAGGGAAATCCCACTCACTAAAGATACAGTAAATTACATATGTTGTATGATTTGAGGTTTTAGATATATGTAATTTAACATGTATCTAAAGGATCTGCAATAAATGATTCTCTTACTTTAGGTTTTAGATATATGTAATTTAACATGTATCTAAAGGACTCATCAAAAGATTCGTGGCATAAATAAAGTTTTAGATATATGTAATTTAACATGTATCTAACTGTAAGATTGGTTAGAGATTATAATTTAGTATATTAGAAATAATATCGGGCGATTTTGCGTCCGTAATGTGAGAAAATTTTTACTCACAAAAGCCTTTGTAAAAGATTTGACACTTTTTATTATTACAAAATTACAAGGGTACAAAACATTCTACGCGGTTTTACGGCTATTCCAGTGACTTTTTATTATTACAAAATTACAATGGTACAAAACAGTAGATAGATGAATCTACATAACTGCTTAAATTTTATATTTTTACAAAATAGCTTATCAAAAAGATATAATATGTCACAAAGTTGAAATTTTATAATTGAATATTGACAAAAGAACAAATGTTCTGTATAGTGATACACAGAACACTTATTCTAATCCCTGGGGTCTGCTGCACCCCGTCCCACCCAGTCTTCCGTAGCAAGTATGTAAGTATGTGGAAATCTCGGACTCTCCAATTATACACTGGCTGGGAATATTTGGCAAGAATTAAGTGTTCTTTTGTTATAGAAAGGAGAGTCCAATGGGAATGAAGATTTTTGATTTAATCTACAAACTCTTTGGTATTGCAGGTTCTGCAGTAGTAATTTATGAGTTTTTCATAAGATGATAAGAATAAAAGAATTGGAGAATGATATGAGTAAACAAGAATTAGTCAGAAATGAAATGGTAAAAGCCATGAAAGAAAAAGATAAAGAGAAAAAAGATACATTAGCTTTACTTCTGGCAGCTTTGAAGAATACGGAAATTGATAAAATGCGAGTTTTATCACCAGAAGAAGAGGATGCAGTAGTACAGAAAGAGATCAAACAGACAAAAGAAACACTGGAAATGACACCGGCAGACAGAACGGACATTATTCAACAGTGTAATAACCGCCTGGCAGTTCTGCAGCAATTCGCGCCGCAGATGATGAATGAAGCAGAAATTGAAAAGGTTATTTCTGATGTACTGAAGGATCTGGAATTAGATAGTCCAACCAAAAAAGAAAAAGGAAAGATTATGAAAGTTCTCATGCCACAGGTTAAGGGTAAAGCAGATGGAAAACTGGTGAATACTATTCTTGAAAGAAAGTTGAGATAAATAAATGAGTAGAGTAATTACAAAAACAAGAACTGGAAATATTATTTCAGATGAAGAACTGGGACTTGAATATTTGTTTGTGGGGGACTATGGCAAAGAAAACAACATTAAGGCTTCATTTATGGGATATGATAAGCGGATTGAAAAAGTTGAGCATAGGCAGGTAGCACTTGAGGATAAATTGGTTGTGACTGTATCTTCACAAAAAGGTTGTCCTATGAAGTGTAACTTCTGTGATTGCCCTAAACTTGGATTTAGAGGCAATGCTACCCTTCCAGAATTGCTTACAGAAATTATGTCTGCGATTTCTTTGTCTGGTATCAAACATGGAAAGAGGTTAAATATACATTATGCAAGAATGGGAGAACCTACTTTTAATCCGAATGTAATTATATCAGCGAAATATATTGCCACAATGCTAATGTTTGCTGAATCTGATATTATGTTTGACACATATCATCCAGTTGTTTCTACTATGATGCCAAAATCGAATAAATATTTAAAAGTATTTTTACGTTCATGGGTTGAGACTGGATTTGTATATGGTGGGAATGATGGTTTCGGACTGCAGTTTTCCATCAATACACTTGATGAAAATGATAGAAATAAAATGTTCAGAGGAATGTCGTTATCGTTAAAAGAAATTGGAGAAATTATTGACGAACTTCCAAAGCCAAAAAATAGAAAATACACATTAAATTTTGCGGTAACATCTAAAAGCAATCTTGATCCGGATTTAATGAAAAAATATTTCGACAAAGAAAAGTGTATTGTCAAGATCACACCGATACATGAAACGGTAGAAGCGGTTTCAGAAGGATATGAGATTGTAACGGACTTTGATGTATATGAAAAATTTGAGCAGCCGTTAGTTGACAGAGGGTGGGGCGTTATTGTATTTGTTCCTTCAAAAGAGGAAGATGAAGATAGAATAACTTGCGGAAATTCCCTAATCGCTTTAAATAAAGGAGTTTATAGTCATGAATAGTGAATTAATCAGTAAAATTAGCAACTATTTACTTCGGATAAACAGGAGAACAACATGAGCAAACATAAGTATGAGGTAAGTGGTATTACTGTGTTAGAAGGCTATCGTTTCAGTGGTAAATGTGTTGCTAGTGACATAATTAAGGCGATACAGCTTTTTTATGAAAACGGCTATTTTGTGTGGAAGATTGAGAAAAAAGAACAAGTAAATTGTGATGAAGAAATAGGCATAAAGAGCATAAATATGTTAGGCATGTATTCAGCAACCGGAAAATCACATTTGAATGATAATCTATACATGAAACTTTATTCAGAGTTAGTCAGTGAACTTGGAGAAGGAAAAGGCAGACCGGAGAGAATAAGAAAGGTTTTAAAAAAGGTGTTATATGGAGATTAAAGGCTTAAATTTCGTGATGACTTGTAGTGCATGTCCAGAGCAATACGATGTTTTTGATAAAAATGGAAGAATGGTCGGATATGTTAGGTTACGTTGGGGTGGCTTGACCTGTGAATATCCGGATGTGGGTGGTGAGTATATTTATACTGCAAATATTGGTGATGGATATACTGGGGAATTTGAGAACCAAGAGCAAAGAGAACATCACCTAAATGCTATTGCAGATAAAATTATCAAAAAGATGGGAGCTGTTTTTAATTTATCTAGTTAAATTAAAAGAGTTAAGCAAAACGCATCCATAAACGCTATTAGAAGATAAGAAGTAGTGCCTTGATTTCATTCTTTTAAAAGTGTATAATTTGTATAAAATATAAATATAAGGAATTTACTATATTTTGAAATTATAATACCGAATATAGTATTTAGAAAGGATTTTATGAAAATTAAAATAAAGAATGATCGGAATGAAGTGATTGCGTTATTACAGGCAAAAGATAGTGAACTAACAATTTTTCAAGTGCCATCGAAAAGAACATCATGGATAAGCGATGTATATACAGACCAAGATGGGGAATTGTGTTATACAGTTGAAACCTGTTTTAAAGAGGAAATTGTAGAGCAGCTTTCCAATGATGACTTATTGAATGAATTAAAGAAAAGGATGGTAGTTGAATGAAAATTAAGAAATTATTGATTGGATTGCTTGTATCTGGATTAGCACTTTCGTTTACTGGATGTGGCGGTGATGAAGTTATAAATGAGAAAGGTGAAAAAGTTAGCTCTTATGGACAATTTATAGAAATTAAAAGAAATCATTATACAGATAGTAACACAAATGCTACAGATCAAATATTTATGTATGATAAAGATACAAAAATTGTGTATGTATATACTGAGCGTTCATATTCAACTTCTACAATGCCATATTACGTATTGGATGAAAACGGTAAACCAGAAATAGCAGTCTACGGAGAGAATTATAATGGGTGACGAATATGATTAAACATATTAAGCAAGGAGAAAATATAGGTGTAGCAAAACAAGTTCAAGGCGCAGTTGTAGACGTATATACACATCCAAAATTTAAAGACATGTATGGATTTGTATATAGAGGTGAGAAGTGGACTTGTAGTGATTATGCTTTTGATAAGGAATATAAATCATGAAATGGATTAAGAGAAGTAAATAAAACTAAAAAACAGAAAGGAGGTTGGCGTAATTGTGAGTATTGGTTTATTTGTAGGTGTAATTTTAATGTCACTTATTATTCTTGACGGGATTGGATATGCCATAGCAAATCATGTAAAACCGTTACAAAAGATTTATTGCAAGAGAGGCTGGCATTGTCATATGAAAGATTATGAAACAACTGGTTTTGATGGAGCGTCATTGCATTGCAGATGTAAATGGTGCGGATATGAAGGACTGGTAGACAGTCAAGGAAATTTATTTTAGAAAGGCGAATTAAATAAACATGAAACGAATTGTAAAAATATTTTCTGCTGAATCCGGAAAACATGTGAACACATTTATGTTATGTGGAAGTGGCAGTGGACATTTTGATGGACATGATATATACCAGTGGGTTTCATATCCATACGGAACTATTTATCCGGAAGTTTTTAAAGATGTAGATGAAGCACTTGCTTTTCTTGATAACAAAAAGGGAATTACTTATGAAGTAATGGGTGGATGCCAGTTGACTCTCATAAAAGAGAATGGTGATTATACAACAGCTTCGCCACTGGTAAGAACACCAATAAAAAGTAGAGGTAAATAAATGAGAAAGAAAATTATTAACAAAGTTGCTTGTTTTGCAGCTATTATATTCATTCTGTGTACTACATGTACGGCATGTGGAAAAACATATCAAGAAGTAACCGGGCAAAAGGATAATACAGAGTATAGCCTTTGTGGAAACTATTTTACACTTATAACAGAGTGGGATGATTCAGGAGCAATTTATAGGATTGTGTATGCGAAAGATACCAAAGTGAAATATTTTATCGCCAAATCTGGTTATAAATTTGGTATAACACCATTATATAATGCTGATGGTACAGTACAAGTTTATGGAGAGTAGAAAAACTATGGGACGGAAATTCAAAATTGATAATGATGCCTATGGTGAAGGTATCAAAATGTATAATAAAGCCACGATAGAACTTGTTCCTGGTGTTACGGTTTTGGTTGGTTGCAATGGTGCTGGTAAGTCAACACTATTGAAACAGTTATACGGAATTGTACAAAAAGAAAATATCCCATGCGTAATGTTTGACAATCTAAAGGATGGCGGCAGCAATGCAAGAAGTAAAGCCGGATTTTACGGAGATATTACATTTCTTGCAACGAGTATGTGTTCCAGTGAGGGAGAGAACATAGCATTAAACATGGGGAACTTTGCGAAAATGATTGGATCAATGTTCCGGAATAATCCGAATGATAACGAATATTGGATTTTTGCTGATGCAGTAGACAGCGGATTTAGCATTGACAATGTTGTTGAATTAAAAGATGAACTTTTTAAATTGATTTTAGATATTCATAAAGATAAGGAAGTATACATTGTAATTACGGCAAACGCATATGAAATGGCAAGAGGGGAACAGTGCTTCGACGTAATAAATGGAAAATATGTGTCCATAAAAAGTTATGAGAAATATCGCAGCGTTATTTTAAAATCAAGAGACAAAAAAGATGCCAGATATAAAAAATAATCAATAAGATAAAAGAAATAATAGTTAACATACAAAAGAAACGGTGATATTATATAGAAGGTGGTAAAAATAGTAATTTGTTTAATAATTGTATTTGGTTTTATATATGGGAGAGATTATTTTAGATTTTTTGAACCGTTTGGAAGTTCAGGAAATTATTTTCAATCAGGAACATATATATTATCAATAAAGTGGTGGAATGTAAAATTCAACTGGTATGTTATTTATGATAAATGGCATATTGATATTTCGTGTACATTTCCTGTAAAAGAACACATACTTAGAGAGTATGTCGTTGTTATTTCCAGTACAGGTATAAAAACCTGTACTGTTGATATAGATAAAGAAAAACAAAATAAAAGAAAGGAAACAAGATGAAAAAAGGACTAACAAGTAGACAGGTGGTTGAAAACCGAGAAAAATTTGGGACAAACAAGCTACCAGAGAAAAAAATGAAAACCGGACTGCAGTTCTTCATGGAAACATTTAAGGATCACATAAACCAGATTCTTTTAGCCATGATGATTGTGTTCACAGTTATTGCAGTGTTTGGACAGGGTTCTTATTCAGAACCGATTGGCGTTGCAGTAGTATTACTTGCTATTGCGCTTCTTGGAATGAGTACAGGCTTAAAAAGCCAGAAAAGTGAGAAAGAATTAAGGGATAGGACATCGGTTCATTATTGCAATGTGGTCAGGGATGGAAAGATAGAACATATTAACACGGATGATCTTGTTGTTGGAGATTTGGTTATTGTTCAATCAGGTGAGGCTATTTATGCAGACGGATATCTTGTTGAAGGAAATTTAAAGGTAGATAATTCTGTTTTAAATGGAGAATCTGAGCCATGTAAGAAAAGTGCCTGGAATAAAGGAAATCCACATATCGAAATCGGTGGAAAAAGAAAAGCAAATTCAGATGATTATGTAAATTATTATGCATTATTCTCCGGAACAACAGTGGTTGACGGTGAGGGAAAAATGATTGTAACCAATGTTGGAGTTAATACGGTAAACGGTCAAACAATTTCAACTATTGATGAAATCGAAGAAACAAAAACATCGTTGGAAATCCAGTTAGAGGATCTTGCTAAACAGATTAGCAAATTCGGGTATATTGGAGCTTCAATTATTGTAGTAGCGTTAATCATCACAAACATCATTCAATATGGTGGTGTTGCAGAATATTTTGGAATTGGTTGGATTGGAGTTCTAAAGAATATTCTTACTATTGCAGTAACCGCACTTACCATTATTGTTGCAGCAGTGCCGGAAGGTTTACCACTTATCATTAATCTTATAACAGCACAGAATGCGAAGATTATGATTAAGCACAATGTCCTGGCAAAACATACGAATAAAATTCCGGAAGCGGGAAATATTCAGTTGCTTTGTACTGATAAGACAGGAACACTTACAGTCGGAAAACTTGTTCCAGTTGAAAATGTAATGGGCAACGGAGAAAAAGTTACAAGTGGAACAATGGTGGATAGCTTATTCAAGTTGAATGTAGCGTTAAATAGCAGTGCTATGTATGACGAGAATAAAAACATTGTAGGTGGAAATGCAACAGAAAGAGCATTACTTACTATGATTGATAGTGATGAATATAAAACAATCACTGATTCTGTAAAAGTAACGAATGCAAAGAGCTTCAACAGTGCAAATAAATTCAGTGCAGTTGAAACTGATGGAAAAGACGGAAAGATTACATACTATAAAGGCGCACCAGAGCGTTTGATTGATGTATCTGTTTCATATGAAGATGAAAATGGCACACATACAGTTGAAAGAAATAAATTAAAAGATATTGTAAAATCATACACGGTAAAAGCAATGCGAGTAATTGCAACAGGCTATAGTAGATCATCACTGCCTGAAAATGGTTTACCTGATGATCTTATCATTACTTCATTGGTTGCTATTCGTGATGATGTACGTCCAGAAGTACCAGAAGCAGTTGAAAGAATGCATGATGCAGGTGTTCAGGTTATGATGGTAACTGGTGATGTCATTGACACAGCAAAAGCCATTGCGAAAGATGCCGGGCTTATCAAAGATGACACAGATATTGCGATGTCAGCTATTGATTTTGATGCATTATCCGACGAAGAAGCAAAAGAAAAATTGCCACATATCAAGGTTATCGCAAGAGCTACACCAAATACAAAGTTGAGAATTGTGCGACTGGCACAGGAACTTAGGCTTTGTGTTGGTATGACTGGTGATGGCACAAACGATGCACCAGCTTTAAAAGCTGCGGACGTTGGCTTTTCAATGGGATCTGGAACAGATGTATGCAAAGAAGCCGGGGACATTATTATTACAGATGATAACTTTGTATCAATTACGGATGCAGTTCTTCTTGGAAGAACATTCATGCACAATGTTATGAAGTTCCTGAAATTCCAGCTACCTATCAATGTAGGTCTGGTAATTCTCAGTATTTTATATCCGATTATTATGGCTGTAGAAGCAGTTGCAGCAGTGCAGATTCTTGTAATTAACATCGTTATGGACTCTCTTAATTCTCTTTCATTTGGTGGAGAACCAGCAAAAGAAGAGTATATGAAAGAAAAACCTATTCCAAAAGGATCAAAGCTGTTATCAAAAGAAACTGTTAGTCAGATTGCAGTATCAGTCGTGGCATTTATAGGAATTTTTGGACTTACATTATTGCCAGCTATACAGAATATATTTGGAAATAACGAAGAAGTTTATGCAACAGCGAGATTTGCATTACTTGTGATGATGGCAACATTCAACGGTTTCAATATCAGAACAGATGGATTTAACCTGTTTAAAGGAATCGGCAAGAACAAACTTTTTGTAGAGATAGCAATTGCGATTTTTGCCATTACATTTTTACTTGCACAGTTTGGTGGGGAAATCATGGGATGTACAGCAATGACACCCGTACAGTGGGGTGTAACGGTAGCCCTGGCATTCTTAATTATTCCGATTGATCTTGTGAGAAAAGCAATTACTAGAAGAAAGTAGGAAATCATATGGTTAAAAGAGATAAAGAGTATAAGAGAGTTGAGAATATTACATTGATTTGTTATGCGACTGGATTAATCTTAACATGCCTAACAAAATTTTTGCCATTTATCTTTTTGACCATTATGGCATATCCGATTTCGTTTTATTTAATAAATAGGGAGTGGCGAAAATACCACTCCTGTAAAACAAAATAAATAATAAGGAGAAATAAAATGGTAAGTTTAGTAAAAGGACAGAAAGTGGATCTTACAAAAGGAAATGAAGGATTAAAGCAAATTATCGTCGGGCTTGGATGGGATGCAAATAAGTATGACGGTGATGATTTTGACCTGGATGCATCAGCATTTCTTCTTGGTGCAAATGGAAAAGTAAAGAGCGATAAAGACTTTATATACTTTAACAATAAAAAGCATCCAAGTGGTGCAGTTCAGCATATGGGAGATAATCTCACTGGTTCAGGCAATGGAGATGATGAGCAGATTATCGTTGATCTGACAAAAATTCCTGATGATATTGAAAAAGTTGCATTTACTGTAACTATCTATATGGCAGAAGAAAGATTGCAGAACTTCGGTATGGTTTCAAACTCTCATATTAGAATGGTGAATAAAGAAACAAATGAAGAAATGATTCGTTATGACCTGGGAGAAGATTATTCAACAGAGACAGCAATGGTTCTTGGCGAACTGTACCGCCACAATGGAGAATGGAAGTTCAATGCAATCGGACAGGGATATTCTGGCGGTTTACAGGCACTTTGCAATAGCTTCGGGGTTTAAGTAGGAGGAAATAAAGAATGGCAGTAAGTTTAACAAAAGGACAAAAAGTAAATCTTTCAAAAGCAGTAGAGAAACTGGCAAATGTAACTGTAGGACTTGGATGGGATATGGCACAGAATGGAAACAGTATTGATTGTGATTCTTCTGTATTCGTACTTCGTGAATCCACAAAACAAATCTCAAAGAAAATAACATCTGGGCTGTTCGGGCTTTTCTCAAAAACAAAAACAGAAGAAGTTGCAGAATGTGGTCTGACAAGATCTGATGATATTGTTTATTATGGAAACCTTACACATGACAGTGGTTGCATTAAGCACAGAGGCGACAACCTTGTTGGTGGAACAGGTAAAAGGAATGATGATGAACAGATTGCAATTGATCTGAAGAAAATGCCAGAAGATATTAAAAAGTTAGTTGTAGCTGTGAATATTTATAACTGCAGGGTAAGAGGGCAGCATTTCGGAATGATTAAAAACTGTTATACAAGAATCGTAGATGATGCAACCAAAGAAGAAATCTGTCGCTACAATCTTACAGATGATTATAACAGATGTACAGCACTTATTGTTGGTGAATTATATCGTGATGAAAACAATGAGTGGCAGTTTAAAGCCGTCGGAGAAGGAACACATGATAGCAGTATTCCAGATATGGCAAAAAGATATAAATAAGGAAGGAGATAAAGTAACATGTCAGTAAGTCTTAAAAAGGGAGAAAGAGTTGCATTATCAAAAGATAGTATTGTAGACGAAATCTCCGTATGTCTTGGTTGGGACACAGCAAAATACGATGATGATGGAGATTTTGATTTAGATGCATCCGCTTTTGTTGTTACAAAAACAGGGATGACAAGATGCGATGAAGATTTTATATTCTACAATAACCTTGAACATCCGAGTGGTGGTGTTATACATAGTGGTGATAATCTTACCGGATCTGGCGATGGAGATGATGAGGTTATTAAGGTCATTCTTGAAAAACTGCCAAAATATGCAGAAAGAATTGTATTTTGTGCAACTATCTTTGAAGCAGAACGCCGTATGCAGAATTTTGGAATGGTTGATAACTCATACATTCGCATTATTAATAACAAGAATGGAAAAGAAATCGCAAGATATGATCTTAAAGAAAAGTTCGGAAATTCTACTGCTATTATTGCCGGAGAAATTTATCGTGATGGAAATGATTGGAAATTCCACGCAATCGGTGAGGGTGTTGTAAGAGGGCTTGAAGAACTCTGTGAAAAATTTGGAATTGAGGTAGCGTAAAATGACAGTAGGTACAAGTAACGTAGTAATTTTTTGTATTTGCCTTTTGGTTGTTGTTGCAGTAGTGGCACTAATAGTCAATAAAACATTCTTTAAGCAGCTTGTAATCAAGTTTAGAGGAAGAACCGAAGAAGTAGTGAGACAGGATGCTTCTACACCAGATGGTGCAAGAGATTATTTCAACAATGCAATTAGAGAAAAAGAAACTTTATACAGCAATGCAGAACGGTCATATACAGAAATTGCCGGGAAGCTGGATGAAGCAGAGAAAGAGCAGTACGACTTAAAGAAAGAGTTAATGAAGATTGACAAATCCATTAACAGTTGCTTTGACTCTGGTGATGAAGAAAATGCCAGGCAGTATGCAATGAAAAAAGTTACCGTTCAGGGAAAAATCAATACATTAAAGGAAACTATCGAAGAGTACAAAAAAGCAAAAGAACAGCAGGAAGAAATCCGCAATGCAATTAAGCAGGAGCTTGATGAACTCAAAGAAGAGAAAGAAAGAACGGTTTACCAGATGGAAGCAGATCAGCAGATTATTTCTTTACATGAGGGAATGAATGCAAGTGCAAGTTCAAGTGAAAGTGATCGTATGCTTGAAAGAGTAAGAGAGGGTGCGCAGAGAACCAGAGAACGTGCTGCGGGTGCTCAAATTGCATATGATACCAGTTCTGAAGCTATGAACCGTAGAATGGAAGCACAAGAAAGAAATCGCGAAGCTGATGATATTCTGGCAGAAATGAGACGTAGACGAGGTAACAAATAATGATTGTTATAAATATCGGGGCGTTTGTCGTTTGTATCGCAACAGCTTTTGTTGTTGGTTTCGGTATTGCAAAAGCTAAAAAACATAAAAGATAAAGTATGTTTGGTGGAACAGGATTTATTCTGTTCCGCCATTACTATAAGAGGAATAATTGTATATGAAACCATTAGTGATTGAGGCAAAAGAAATACCCTATAAAGGTGAATACGTTTTGTACATGGGAATACATGATCTTCCTATTGATGAAAAAATTATATACCAAAGTGCTGAATTTTTCATATGTGGGAGAGAATATGATAATACAAAAGAGTATTGTTGTTGTAATAAGTTAGAAATATTTACAGAATCATTGAAAGATAATGAAGTTCCAGAAGATGTGTATTCTAAATGGAAAGTGTATTATTCAAAAATGGATAAAAATGAACTTATAGAAAATTACAAAAATACACATGTACATGTATTTGTTAGAGTGTTTAATGGGAATAAAAAGTGGGATTATGAGAAAAGAAATTTTTAATAAAGAATTGATAGAAAAATATCGTGATGAAAATGGTTGGATTTCTGCAATTTATAAGCCAGAAGAATTTTTTAATGATAGTGAAAAGAAACGAAGAGAAGTGACGGTCATGGTGTCATTGAAAAACAACCGTGTTACTGTCGTGAAGCGAATGTATTGGGAATATAGTAATTCGTGGAGTTATGGCAGAAATCTTGGAGCTTCTGTTACAGCCTGGCAACCACTTCCAGAATCATATAAGAAGGTAATACGATGAAAAGACTCAATCCGAACATGGATGGCAAAGATCATATCAATGTGTACAGTGGGAGTCAAACAGAACTTGGACGCATGTTGAGCAATTTCTACAGGCAAGAAATAGAGACAAAAGACGGAAAATTTATGTCCGTAGAGGCGTATTGGTTTTGGCTTGGTATTTCAGATGAATGTCCGGCAAAAGATGAACTAAGAGAACTATCTGGATATGATGCGAAGAAATGTGGCACTCAGTTGCGATTGTATTATCCTATTGAGAAGCCAGTAGAAGATTTTGAGGATCGTATCATTAGAGCCATTTGGTATAAAGTAAAGCGGCACGTTGACCTGTTTTTGCCGGAATATAAGGATTTACCACTCAAACACTATTATGTATATAGTGGCGGAACTGTGCGAGATGTATACGGTAAATATTGGTGGATGATGGAAGCTGAAGAAAAAATGAAAAAGTATATCTATAAAGAATTGGAGAGAAGAAATGGGTAATACAGAGAACATTGAAGAAATCAAGAAACTGTTCAAGGAACGTGGTATGGTTTATAAAGGCGATTTTATTGAGTCATTGTCAGAAGAAGAGTTTAGAGCCGGATGCATTAAGTTCTATATCCCACCGGAAGATGATGATGCGTGCGGAGAAAGTATCTGGGGATGGACAACACCAGAGGATAAAGAGAAATACAATGATGATGATTTCTATGGAGAGATAAAAGCAATTCTTACCAATCAGCCACTCAACTATTGTGGCGCTTTAGCTTGGGGTTGTGAAGTTGTACTTAAATGCAACGGTGCAGATCGTCCGGATCTTTCCAATGACTTTATCAGAAATATTTTGCAGCCGATTATTGACAAAGAACGGAGTGAAGAAAATGAGTGAAAAGAACATGAATTGGGAATTTCTGGCAAATAAGGACTATGCTTTTTTGACAGAAGATCCGGCATTAGGGGACAATGTTATTCTTCTTACATATGGTGGCAGTCACGCCTATGGTACGAATATTGCCACATCAGATACGGATATTCGAGGAATCACTTTTAATCCTATCGAGAGTTTACTTGGAAACACTGAGTTTGAGCAGTTCGAGGATCGTAACACCGATACTGTAATTTATGGATTGAACAAAATGATTGACTTGTTGCTTTCTTGTAATCCTAACTGTATAGAAATTCTTGGATGTAAGCCAGAACACTACTTTATTATCAGTCCAGAAGGGCAGTTACTTCTTGATAACAGAAAAATCTTCTTGTCCAGGAGGGCAATTAAAACTTTTGGTGGATATGCGAATAGCCAGTTACGCAGACTGCAGAATGCGCTTGCAAGAGATTCATACCCACAAGCAGAAAAAGAAAAATATATCCTGGGTTCAATCACACATGCTATGGAGGACATTGTGAGCCGGTATCATAAAATCAATGGTGAACCAATAAAATACTCATTTTGTGGCGATCATGGGGCTTTACGGCACGCATTTAGCGAGTACAATACTGTAATGCGCCGTATGGAAAGTGTGAGACAGTTTGAATATGGCAGTATTGAGCTATACCCGGATGTTTCTGAAAGAGAAGATATGGAAGTAGAAATGTTCTGCGATGTAGTTTTGCACCATTACCCCCTAAGAGATTATAGAAACATATGGAGTGAAGTCAATACCATTGTTAAAGATTACGACAAACTTGGTAAAAGAAATACAAAGAAAGATGACTTGCACCTTAATAAGCACGCTATGCATCTTGTACGGTTGTATCTTATGTGTATTGACATTTTAACGAAAGAAGAAATTATTACATACCGGGAAGAAGATCACGACTTGCTTATGAGCATTCGTAACGGTGAATATCAGAAATCGGATGGGACGTATCATTCTGAATTTTTTGAGTTGGTTGATAATCTTGAAAAGAAGATGAAGTACGCCGCAGAAAATACATCATTACCAGAACAACCAGATAAAGAGACTGCTTATGAAATGCTTGTTGAAATGAACAAAGAACACATTCTAAGAACCAAATATTCCTGGAAATAATTTCCAGTTAAAAGAAATAAATATTTACATATTACGACATATATGGTAAAATGAGGTTTAGCAATCAGGAGGTGTATTAATATGAAGAAGGCAATTGTATTTTTAACAGCATTCACGCTTATGTTTTCGGCTGCTGGATGTGGCAAAGAAGTAGTTGTAAATGAATATGGAGAAGAAACTTTTGTTTATGGTGATCTCATAGAAATTAGTCATCGAGATTATAATACAACTAAGAGAGAAAGCCTTGTGTATGATAAAAATACAAAAGTTATGTATTGGCTTTTTTATGATACCTGGGATGGTTGTATGTCTGTATCTCCATATTACATTGTTGATAAAAATGGAAAACCAGAGATAGGAGTGTATAAAAAGAATTATGAACCTTGATATAATTATGCCAAGTAATGTAAAAATGATTTTAAACAAAATAAAAGAAAACAAACATGAGGCGGTTATTGTTGGGGGATGTGTGAGAGATTCTATTATGGAATATATGCCGCACGACTGGGATATTGCTACATCAGCACAGCCAACAGAAATAATAGAGATATTCAAAGATTTTCGTATTATGACTGCTGGATTGAAGCATGGTACAGTAACAATAATAATTGACCATGAACCATATGAGATAACTACATATAGAGTTGATGGAAAATATACGGATTATCGTCGCCCTGATACAGTAAGTTACACAAGAAATTTGGCTGAAGATTTGCTGCGAAGGGATTTTACAATTAATGCAATTGCTTATGACGGAGAAAATATCATTGACTTACATGATGGTGTCGATGACATAAAAAATAAAATTATAAGATGTGTAGGAAATCCAGACGACAGATTTAGAGAAGATCCTCTTCGTATTCTCAGAGCTTTAAGATTTGCTGTTAGATTCAAGTTCAAAATAGAAGAAAATACTGCAACAGCGATGAGAAAACATATGAAGCTGCTCGATCACATTGCGATTGAAAGAAAGCAAAGTGAGTTTACAAAAACTATTTGTACAGACAAAATTAGTGGCAACTTTGATATTTTAAAAGAATACCAGGATATTTTGAGCTATATTATGCCGGACATTGCCAAGATAACAAAGTGGGATAAAACAGTAGACATGATTCGAAATTGTGATAACTTGTGTGAAAAGCTGGCAATTTTAATTGATATGGCTAAAATAGAGAACTATCATATAGTAGCTGATATTCTTATGAAATACCCAAATAAAGTTTCGAAGTCTGTATGCAACATTATGGAATGTAGAAAAGAACTTATTACGGACTCTATTAGAAGTATAAGACGTTTATTATCAAGATATCAAAAAGAAGATATAATAAAAACTATTAACTTTAAGTTGGCAAAAATGATATCTGATGAAAATGCCGGAAAATCAATGATACAGTGTTTATATAAAGCACAAGATATCGTTGAAGAAATATGCTCAAATCCATGTGAATATTGTTATGATTTGAAACATTTGGATATAAATGGACATGATTTAAAAAATATTGGCATTTCAGATGTTGAGATTAGTCATTATCTCAATGGTCTTTTACAACTTGTGATTGCCGGGGCAGTAGAAAATAATAATGAAAAATTAATTGAGGTTGCAAGAATTTCAAGATTTTGAAAATATTCTATTGACGTATACTGTTATTGAGAGTAAAATAAAAACATACGTTCGATTAGAAAATTTCGCTACTTACTTGGATTCTGTCGAAAGGGGAATAGAGGAATGAAGTTTAACTATCAAGAAAACATGTGTGTGAATGTAAAAGAAGCTATTGAGAAATCCACAAAAAATGATTACGTAGATTTTGGCGATGCACTTGGAGTTATTGTACATAAATCTTCTTATTTTGAGGTGATTATTGTGTATGACGAAATCCATGATATTGTAAGCGTCGAAATTGTAAAAAACGATACTGATTGTCTGAAGATTCGAGAAAAAGACCTGGAAATGACAGATGAAGAAAGAGATTTAATCGTGAAAGAATTGAGCACCCACATAAGCTAAAGGAAATAATTGTTGTTTTCATGTTGACACCTCTTGAAAAATATGTTATCTTTAAGATAACAAAATATAGAAAGGGGTAGTCGCATGAAATCAACAGACAGTAGGAATCAATTAATTGAAAAAGTGAAATCATTCATTATGGGTATTAGCCCGGCAAAGACTAAAGAGCTTGAAGAAGAAATCATGCATGACAATAAGATTACAACAGGTGATTTCTTAAAGATGCTGTCTGGAAGATATTCACTTGAAGATGCAAGCGATGCAGAATTATATTGGATTTTAAATGCTGCCTCAAAAGTATCAAAAACTGTTGGGAAAATAGAAGATTATTTTGAACCAGCAGAAATTATGAATTATAAATATTACGATCCAGAAAATGATAATAATAGTTATAAAAATGGAATCGTTTTTAAGCATGTACAAAAGCTTGCCGATAATCAATATATGTTTCCGTTAAGTGTAGGCGAGATTAAGAAGCTGAAAAATGCCAATAAACTACAAATCATACCTGAGTTGCAGCGAAACTATAAAAAAGATAAATACGGTGAGTTAAAAACAAAAGTAAATAAGAAAAGTGCTAGAGAAATTGCAAATCTTATAAATAACGGTGAGTTCTTTTATAATGGTATAAGATTTAATCTGATGGACGACGGTGAAGCTGATCCTCCAGTTTACAATGAGGATAATGAAACTTTGACAATAACATCAGGAACAATTATTGTACCAGACGGAAATCATCGTTCTATTGCGTGTGAATTATCTACAAAACATCAGGATGATAAATTTGGTATATTTTTCACATATTTAACTGCAACAGATACCAGAAGAATCTTAAATCAGGAATGGACAACTGTTCCTATTCCAAAACGCCACAAAGATGCTATGAAGCTGACTGTACAGAATAAGATTGTTGACTCAATTATGAGAAGTAGTGATGCAGATGAGTTGTATGTAAAGAATATTACGAAAGATGGCGTTGAACTTAGAAGAGGAAGCGGCTTTATTCTATACATTGAATTTGCAGAGGCTATATCAAGATATTATGATGTAGAATTGCTAAAAACAAAAGCAGATCAGGATGAATTAAGAGACTGGCTGATTACATTTATGAATTATCTTACAAAAATTATGTATGATGATTTTAGTAATTTTGCGAAGGTAAAGAAAACAAAATGGTCAGTTCATTATCTGGCGATTAACTATTATATAATGATAAGCAGCATTTTAAAGGGAAACCCTGAATGGAGAGAAATCTTAACTCAAATTATCGCAAATACTGACTTTACAGATAATGAAATTAAAAAATATTGCGTAGATGGTAACAGACGACACTTTTTCCAGTTTTGTAAAGAAAAGGAGGACGCTATATGTACAATGATAAAATGAAAAAAGATTTTTTGAACACATTAGCGAACGAAAATTCTTATAAAGCATATATACGTATTTTCCAAGGCATTGAAGATCTTGAATCAACATTCAATAAAGATATTTGTGAAATGAATACGGATGAAATACTTACGGTTTTGGATCTTAAAACAGGAGCAAAAGCCGGAAACCTTATACAAACAATGAGTTTATTAAAAAGTTATGTTGATTGGTGCTTGCAAAATGGAAAAATTGTTGGAGAAAATAATTTTGAAAAAATAGATTTTAGCGAAGTTAACCAGTCACGTTCTCTTCTAGTGCAATACTTAAAGGATGAAGAAGAATTTGAAAAAATGTGTTCTGAGGTATATAAGATAACATCAGATTACAACGATGGTGTAGAAAAGCCAAATGAGCTGTTAGTTCGTTTGATGTTTCTTGAGTTAGAACCGGAAGAGATTATGAATTTAAAGAAAACTGATGTTGATTATGAGAATATGATAATTCATAGTCCTTTATATCCAATTGACTATCATGTATCGCAAAAGGAACTGTTGTTATGTAGATTTTGCGCAGAGCAGGAATCCGTTGATTATGCAGAATCAGAGAGGTCAAAAGATAAAAAAGAACGCATTTGTGATAATGAATATTTGATAAGATCAAGAGTTAGTGCATTGAGAAAAGGAAGATCTGAGAATGCCACAATAAGCACTGTTAGGATTATGCGCACTGCCAGAGAATTTTATGAAAAATATTATGAAGAAAGTAATATATACAAAAAACTTACTCAATCAAACTGGCAGAAAGCCACAGATTAATTAGAATACACAAATCCGGTACACCTATGGACTATATTGATACAATAATTAGGAATGAAATTCTTGTAAAAGAACCGAATATAAAAAGCACAACGATGTATTCCAGGTTATTTAATTTGAAGAAATTATATGAAACTTGGGAAAAGGCGTTTTATCAAAATTAATGGGTGGGAACTTTCTCACCCTACCGAATAATGAAAGATAAAAGAAATAAAAAACATGTTAAAATACTATTGACAAAAACAGAAAAGTATGATAATATATAATTGTTCAAGAGAGAACAAAAGAAATAAATAGGCTAGGGTAGCTCAATTGGTAGAGCACATAAAAGAAAAATGTGTCTAGCATTCAGACACTTACAGCAAAATTCTTTTCCATTACATACAGGATGTTGTTATGAGTTCAAGTCTCATCCCTAGCGATCAAAGACACACGCAGCAAATGAATAAAAGGATAAAGAAAGATTTTGGTGGTCTGACGAAACGGTTCAAATCCGTCCTGTGTCTTGAAAATGCAGAGTTTGTAACTTGACATTGTGGGTGTTCAGTGGCATCTGACCCGGACTGCATTGGATTTATTGGGTATTGTAGAACCTACTAAGAGGGATATCTTAGTCAACACCGAAATAATAAATATGGGATTGATCTGGTTGATGCTTTTGAATGTGTATTGCGGTGGGAAGCACATACAGCAATTTTACACAAGATGAAAACTCTCACATGTTTTTAGTTGCGGTTCGATTCCGCACGATCCCCAAATCCCCCACCATTTATTTTTTGAATAAGATAAACAAAATAAAGAAAAAGGCTGTGATAGCTCAAATGGTAGAGCAACGTTAAGTCAACCAATGTGCCTAGTATTAGGCATATACAGCAATTTTAACGATAGCATGTTAAGCCGTAGGTTCTTGGTTCGAGTCCAAGTCACAGCGTCGGCGTATAGACAAAATGGGTAAAGTCATCGGTTAAAAATCGTTTATCTGTTCCACCCTCCACAAAACCGAAATGTGTCGGGTTCGAATCCCGGCTACGCCAATAGATTATGTAACCTTGTACGATGTACAGGACAAGCGCATGTCTGGTTGTATAATCTACGCTAGCTGTAAAATTTTGATTTCTGCTATCAAGATTTATACAGACGGTGAAACTTCTGATGCCAACGGATGAATGCTAAAGCAGATAGCATTTGAGGCACAAATGTCTTTGCGAAGTTTCGATTGGCGTGTTAGTGCCTTTTAGCAAGGACTGGATATCCACATTACAATTTGTTACAGTTTTTTACATCTATCATTGTTACGTTTTTATGACATTCTGGAAAGACAGAATGTAGCGAATATAGCTCAGTTGGTAGAGCGCCACGCTGTTGTGTTGGAGGTCACTGGTTCAAATCCGGTTATTCGTTTTAGGCAAGTGGCGGAGTGGTATACGCGGCGATAATTTTTTATGAACCGTGTCTAGCATTTAGACACATACAGCAATTTCAAAATTTTAAAGAAAATGGAAAATGTAGGAATCGCTTTACACGGGTTCGATTCCCGTCTTGCCTTTTCAGGACTGTTAGCTCAGTTGGTCAGAGCAGTCGGCTCATAACCGATCGGTCAGGGGTTCGAGTCCCTTACAGTCCACTACCAAAGACACTAAACAGCAAAGAATCAAATTATACTGTGCGTAGGTGAAGAAAAAGTGTCTTGAAAAATGTGCATGTAGCTCAGTCGGGAGAGCATCTGACAAGAATAAATAATGAGACTTGTAAAAGCCTTTGACAGCAACTATAGATATGGGAATCGGATTAGTCGCAAGTTCAAGTCTTGCCATGCACATTCTAATTTTTTATACATTTCATCAAAGGTAAAAGTAATAATGTATAGGAATTAATAACTTTAAAAGTGATTCGAAAAATTAGGAGGAAAACCAATATGGGTTTTATGGATTCTGTAGAAAAAGAATTAATAAACGGCGATATGAACAGAAGCCGGACAGAGAATGGCGCACTGGGTTACAGAACAACCGGGAAATATCTGCTTGATCTGAATTTCGCCACTGCATCATTAAGAAAAATGCAACCAACAGAAATCACTGGTAAATTTACTGATGCATTTCTGGATAACAAACTGTATGCACTGAAATGGCTCTTCTATCTGCGTGACGCAAGGGAGGGGCTTGGAGAAAGAAGAAGCTTCAGAGTTATTATGAACCATCTGGCGAACACTGAACCAGATATTGTGAAAGCGTTTGTGAAACTCATTCCTGAATATGGCAGATACGATGATCTGATGTGTCTGCTTGGAACAGAATGCGAAGCTTATGCGTTGGCTGCGATTAAAGAGCAGTTAGAAAAAGATTTAAAAAATATGGAAGAAGGAAAGCCAATATCCCTACTTGGAAAATGGCTTCCGAGCTGTAATGCTTCTTCTAAACAGACAAAGAAGAATGGAACTGTTGTTAGAACATATCTTGGACTGAGTGAGAAGAATTACAGAAAAATATTATCAAAACTTCGTGAATATATTAAAATCGTTGAACGTCAGATGTCTGCAAAAGAATGGGGCAAAATCAATTATGAAGCAGTTCCATCAAGAGCAAACCTGATTTACAATGACGCATTTCTTAGAAACGATGAGGAAAGACGTAGAGAATATCTGGGAAGCCTTGAAAAAGGTGAAGCCAAGATTAATGCAAGTGTACTTTTCCCGCACGATATCGTTCATAAGTATGGAGGCTATTATTCTGTAAAGAATAAAGATACCGCGATTGAAGCATTATGGAAAGCACTTCCGGATTTAGTAGAGGGTGATTCTTCTACACTGGTTGTAAGAGACGGATCAGGAAGTATGACTTGCAGAGTTGATTCGAATAGCGGTGTTACAGCATTGGATGTAGCAACAGCATTGGCTATCTATTTTTCTGAAAGATCATCTGGAGAGTTCAAAGGTAAATATATTACATTTGGAAACAGACCAAAAGTAGTAGACCTTACTGGAATGGATTCACTGAGAGATAAGCTTATCAGATCATATAGAGAATCAGATTGTTCCAACACAAATATTGCAGCAACATTTGATTTAATCCTTAATGTAGCAATCAATGGGGAAATGAAGCAGGAAGATATGCCGAAAAACATTCTTATCGTAAGCGATATGGAATTTGACTATGCTACAACAAACAGACCAAATCAGAAACTTTTTGATACGATTGCTGAGAAATTCGAAGCGCATGGATATAAAATGCCGCGACTGGTGTTTTGGAATGTAAATTCAAGAACTGGAACAATTCCTGTAAAGGAAAACGAACTTGGCGTTGCACTTGTTTCTGGATTCTCAGTAAACATTATAAAAATGGTACTCAGCGGTGAACTTGATCCGTACAAGTGCCTGACAGACCAGCTTGATTCCGAGAGATATGCTCCGGTAGAAGCTGCAGTAAAAGATTTATTATAGAGTAAAAATTTATACGGTGACATATACAGCCAAAGGCTAAAAAATGTCCGTGTGAGACACATACAGCAAACCTAATTCTGCATTCAACTTTTAATTGAACGAGCAAAATAAGTGTCTCGAAAACGTATATTTCTTACATTGGTGGATGGAAGTGATTCTATCAAGCATCACCAACTCCACCAGTTTAAAAATAAATATTTTCGAGATAGAGGAATTAATGAGAAAGTTAGCAACAATCAGAACAATTGCTAATATCAAGCCGATTCCGAATGCTGACAGAATTGAGGTAGCACAAATTGATGGATGGGAAGTAATTATCTCAAAAAGCGATAATTTTTCTCAGGGGGACAAGGTAGTTTACATCGAAATTGATAGTAAAATGCCAAAAACTCCAGAGTATGATTTCCTGAAATCAAGAAGGTATGTTGTTAAGACCATTAAATTACGTGGTCAAGTCTCACAGGGACTTGTTTTGCCTTTGGCTGTTTTGCCGCCTGGCGATTACAAAATTGGTGATGATGTAACAGAGATATTAGGTGTTACGAAATATGATCCAGAAGCGGAGCAAGAGAACGCAGTTGTATCAGAAAACAAGAAGAAGTCTTGAAATCCAATTATCAAGTTTCTCATGCGATTCAAATGGTTCAGAAAAATCTATCTGAAACCATCCGTAAAAGACACTTTCCCGAATTGGATTAAAAAGACAGATGAAGAAAGAATCCAGAACATGACAAGACTGTTTGAAAAGCTGAAAAGAGACAAAACAGTGTTGAGTGTGACGGAAAAGGTTGATGGCACTTCTGCCACATTTTTCTTAAAGAAAGTAGGAAAGAATAAATATGAGTTTGGAGTTTGCAGTCGAAACAAACGGCTTGTGACAGAGGATAATTCGTATTATTGGAATGTGGCGAGAAAGTTCAAAATCAAAGAAACATTACAGACGCTTATCGGTGGACTTGATTGGATTGTTCTTCAGGGAGAAATTACCGGAGAAGGAATCCAGGGAAACAAATATCCGATGGATGGCGGTGAAAGATTCTGGGCGTTCAATCTGATTTCACCAGAAGGAAAGCTCACAACAGAAGAGATGCAGAGAACCCTCCTGCATTATGGAATATACATAGTGCCGATTTTTGATGACAAATTTGTTATCCCGGAAGATTGGGAAATTTCAGATTTGGTGCATTATGTACAGGGGAAATCCCAGATTTATCCGAGAGAAAGAGAAGGCTGTGTATTCAGAAATGTTGAACAGAACATTTCTTTCAAATGCATAAATCCAGAGTTCTTAATTAAGAACGATCTGTAACAAAAGGAGAAAATAAAAGTGGACACAAGCGATTTCGCAAAACGAATGAAAGAGTATGAGGATGCAAGAAAAGATTATCTGACAAAAAGAGTTCCTGTAATGATTCGTATTGATGGCAAAGCATTCCATACATTTACAAGAGGTTTGGCAAAACCTTTTGATAATATTTTGATAGAAGCAATGCAGCAGACTATGAAGTATCTTTGCGAGAATATTTCTGGATGTGTACTGGGATATACACAGAGCGATGAGATTACCCTTTTACTGATTGATTATAAATCAATGGCACAGGGAGCATGGTTTGGATATGTAAAGCGTAAGGTTGAAACAATTTCTGCAAGCATGGCAACAATGGCATTTAACAAGTTCTATACTGATATCGTTAAAGAGAGAGTCAGAAAGGAACTTAAAGGATGCGAAACAGAAGCCGATAAAAAGAAAGTAACAGATTATTATACCAAATATGCTAGGAAATGCGGAAAGGCAATGTTCGACAGTCGGGCATGGAATATGCCAGAATTTGAAGTTATTAATGGGTTTATCTGGAGACAAAATGACTGTGTGAGAAATTCTATTCAGTCAGTTGCACAGGCAAACTTTTCAGCAAAGCAGCTTGAACATAAGAACCAAAAAGAACTTATGGATATGCTCATGTTGAAGAAGAATGTGAACTGGAATGATTATCCAATTTACCTTAAAAGAGGAACTTGTTGTGTCAAAGTTCCACAGACCTATAATGAAGGAACACCAGACGAGTTTACACGTAGCAAGTGGGTTATTGATAAGGAAATCCCCACATTTACTAAAGATCGCGATTACATTGAGAAACGGTTTAAGAATATTCGTACAGTAACGAATAAAATAGATCAGAAATAGTAAATCTGGCATATGTGATTATATTTTATTGTTGATTGGTTTTGTAAGTAGAATGAAGATAAAATGTTGATTTTATTTAGAAAATCAATCAATTTTACATAGATGGCAAAGAGAAATTAAAAGTAAAAAGAAAGGATCTCGAATGGGAGAAATTAAAATTACAGAGAAGTCAACAAAGGCACAGATTTTAGAAGCATATAACCAGGCTTTAAAAGAACTGGAAGCTTTAAAAGCAATGAATGACTCTCCAATTGAAACAGCAAAAAATGAAGCACTTAGAGCATCACTCAAAAATGCAGAAACAGCAGCAAAAAATTCAGTGTTCTCAGAAGAAATCATTAAGCAGTATAAAGATTTGAAAATTGCGATTGATGAATATAAAAAAGAACTTGAAAGTCTGTACGGAATCAAAACCGAAGCAGATAGCCTTGCAGCAATTATTAATGCTCACAAATTTAAAATTGCTGATATGGACACAGAATATAAAAAGCTGAAAGATGAACAGGATTCTAAGTTAGCGAAACGTAAAGCGGAAGTTGACGAAGAGATTGAAGAACTTGAAAATAAGCTTTCTAAGGCAAAAAGTAAAGCTGATAAAGAAGCGGAAGAATATGAAGAAGAACTCAAAAAGAAGAGAATCCGTGAAGCAGATGAATACAAATACAATCTGAGAATGAATAAGAAAGTTGATTCTGACGCATGGGATGATGAAAAATCTAAAAGAGAAGCAGAAATCCAGAAGCAGGAAGAGGCAGTAAAAGCCCGCGAAGATGCAATTACAGAAAAAGAGAAAGAAATCCAGGAAATGAAAGAGAAGATTGAAGCATTCCCTGGCGAACTGGAAACTGCAAAAGAAGAGGCTGCGAAAGAAGCGAAAGCGAAAGCTGAAAGAAGTTTTGCATATGAGAAGCGTGCAATTGAGTCTGATAAAAAACATGCAGAAGAAATGGCAGCGGCAGAAATCGCCAACCTCAAGAGTCAGGTTGAATCATTAAAACAGGCTAACAATGAATTAACGAATAAACTTGATGACGCATACAAGAAAATGAACGAAGTGGCAACTGCAACAGTTCAGGCAGGAGCTACAGTTAAGGTTGTCTCTTCAGATAAATAATTAAAATATCGACAGTTACACGGAACAACATGATAGTTTGATTATGACAACTAAGTTTGACTTGTATATGTTATACCATAAGGATCTTGTGCTACCGACAGAAAAATATTATGTATATGTCCATAAAAATCCTCTGACAAACAAAATATTCTATGTCGGATCAGCACAAGGGAACTGCATGAGGGCTTATGAGTTCGATAAACACCGCAACCAACAATGGAAAGAAGAAGTAAAATCTTTTGGTGGCACTTGTAATCTTATAGTTGAAATTGTGCAATACTGTGATGATCCAATAGAAGCTCAAAAAGCGGAGTTTCAGCTTATATATAAACTGAAGAAAATTGGAGAAGCATATTGTAATAATGAGGGCGATACTTCATTTCAACGGAAATATCCAAAATTAAGATACCATTTATACAAAGATGATGAGTATTGGTATTTTGATAAAAAATCCGAATTGTTTCTATATTGTGCAGAAAAATATAATCTGAGCAAACGATTAGTAAATATGATTATTAAAACTGGAAAAGAATACAACGGTGCGAAAGCGGATGCAAAAGGACTTAGAATTATTAAAGAAGGAAAGGAACACATGTAATGTTAGAAATTATATTAAAGCTTATTAATGAAAATCCAGAAGTAGCAATTAACCAGGTACATGGATATATTGAAAAATATAAACCTGTTGTCTATGGACTTGGCAATGAATGTCTGGAGATTGCAAAAGACTATGTTGAAAATGATGAATTACACCGCCTATGTGCAATGGCGAAAAGAAAAACATTCTTGGCATATACAGAAGTTGGATTCACAGAAGATCAGGCACTTGCACTTATGTTAAACGATAATTTGCAGCTTATGAAAAATATGAAACAGGTTTCTGCCTCTGTAAATTCTTCGAAAACAGTAAAATAAGATATAAAAGTTAAAATATATAAACAATGAATTTATAGGAGAATAGAATGGTTAAATGGTTTGAAGAACTGAGTGCCGTTAATGTAAATGAGCATATTAAGCAAAAAAATGGTCTTAATTATTTGAGTTGGATGTGGGCTTGGCAAGAATTAAAGAAAAAATTCCCGTTATCTTATGCAACTGTCCATGAAACCGAAGATGGAATGTTGGTATGGCGTGATCCAATTGGATGTCATGTTAAAACTTCAATTACGCTTGTATGGAGTGAAACAGATGCAGAGGGAAATGAAGTTCTGAAAGAACATACCGCAACTGAGTACCTTCCAGTCATGGACTTCAGAAATAAGGCAGTGCCATATGAAAATGTTGACGCAATGATGGTAAACAAAACGGTGCAGAGAAGTCTTACAAAATGTATTGCAAGACTTGGACTTGGCAGCTATATTTTCGTCGATGAAGATCTTCCAGAAGAAGAGAAAAAAGAAAACGAGAAAAAGAAGAAAGAGAAAAGTGAACTGGACATTGCAAACGCAGAAGCATTCCAGTTAGCAAAAGAACTCTCAAAAGAACATAATACCGAAGTGGCGGCTATTTGCAAAAAATACACCACAAATGGTAATCCAAAAACTATTAAAAATATTGAAGATACAAAGTCTTTAATTGAAGAGTTAAAAAAATTAAAATAATTATCTTATAAGGAGAAAGAAATAATGAATAACGTTAGTTTAACAGGAAGATTAGTAAGAGATCCAGAAGTACGTTATAGCCAGGGAGAAAATCCTACTGGCGTTGCGAGATATACACTTGCAGTATCACGTCCATTTAAAAGCAATAATGGTGGACAGGATGCAGATTTCATTTCATGTGTAGCTTTCGGAAAATCTGCTGAGTTTGCAGAGAAGTACATGAAACAGGGCATGATGTTTGCTGTTACTGGAAGAATCCAGACAGGAAGTTATGATGGAAAAGACGGAAAGAAAGTATACACAACAGACGTTGTTGTTGCCACACAGGAATTTTGTGAGAAAAAAGGTGATGCACCAGCAGCGGGGAATACAGCAAAACCAGCTAAATCAGCACCAGCGGCAGACGGATTTATGAATATTCCGGACGGAGTAGATGACGAACTTCCATTTAACTAGGAGAAAATATGAGCGCACCAACAATAAATATTGAAGAAAATAAGAAACTTTTTCTTGATCTGGTTGGCTCAATTGAAAGAGATGGAATTAAGGAGCTTGTGGCATTTTTAGAAAAATCTGATTTTTTCACAGCCCCAGCTTCTACAAGATTCCATTGCTCACTTCCTGGTGGATTAGCATTACATAGCTTAAATGTATATCATATGTTCGAGCATAAATGCAAGTCAGAACCATTTAAAAGCATTTTAGGTGATATACCGGAAGATTCCAGAAAAATAATCACTCTTTTGCATGATGTATGTAAGACATATATGTATGAGATTGATTATAGGAATAAGAAAATTTACAGTGACACTGGATCAAAGAGAGATGAAAAAGGAAGATTCGATTGGGCGGCAGTCGAATATTACACAATAAATGATCGTGTTCCTTATGGACACGGAGAAAAATCGGTCATGATGATCGAAGAGTATATTAAATTGCAACCTTTTGAGAGATACGCTATTAGATGGCATATGGGTTTTTCAGAGCCAAAGGAAAACTGGAATACTCTTGGAACAGCAATTGAAAAATATCCAGTAATATTGGCTCTACATCAATCTGATTTGGAAGCTACATATCTTCTTGAAAAAGATATGAAGTCTGATTAATGAAATTTGGGAGAGCTTATGTTCTCCCTTTTTATTATATAGAAAGAGGAATAATCAATGGGTACAAAACAATTCAAATGTGGTTATGGACATTGCGCCCACAAAAACAAAATTGTCTACGAACCTGAGTCTGTAAAGATTAACACTAGAAGATGGCATAAAGATTGCTATGAGCTTCAAGGACTAATTGCAGAAATTGAAGAAGATTATATACAACATGTTAGCAAATCTGTCCCTATCGCATATTTAAGAAAAGTTATTAATGAAATTGTATTTGGGGAAAAATTGGAAAATGCAAATATTGAAAAGTGGGAATCAAATCTTAATGCCGGAAGATATTTAAGTTTTTGTCTTAAATTTGCTATTGCGAATAAAATTCCATTAACACATCCACCAGGAATGTATTATCTGATTGATAACGCAAGAATTAAAAAAGCATATCAAAAAGAAAATGAATTGAGAATACAAAAAGAAATAAAAGAAGAAATGAAACACGAAGAGAATACTGCTTCTGCTCCAGTAAGTGTGCCAGTAAGTGTGCAAGTTAAAGCTACCACTCAAAAAGGAAATACAATTGGATTTGGTAGCATCTTAAAAGGAGGAAAATAATGTCAGATGAATTAAATGTATTATGTGATACCCAAGCGGAAGCTGGTGTGATTGCGACATTAGTTCATCACCCGGAATTTATACTTCAGAGCGATTATTTGAAGCCCGGATATTTTTACCACAAAGAAAATGGCTGCATATACTGGGCTATAGATGAATTATTTAAGTCCGGTGTAAAAGTTATTGATACTTTTAATATTACAAATAAGCTACAATCGAATGCGGCAGTAAAAAAGAAAATTGATAGTGTCAACATGCCAGACATGGATGATTTCTTTGATATGTGTGAAGATGCTGCCAGAACGACCATAGAAGAATATAACTTGCTTGTTGCTCAAGTTGTTACATTATCTTTTAAAAGAGATCTTATCAAACTGTTTGATAGAATGAAGAAAAAGATAATTCAGACTCCAATGGAATTGAATGAATTAAGTAATGATGTATACACAGAACTTGAAAAATTAACAAGTAAATATATATTCAACAGAAATGTGTTGAGATTTGGTGATAAAGCAAAAGACATATATCAGGAGATTAAAGATAGGCGTGACGAAAATGGTATTATTGGTATTCCATCAAAATTCAATAAAGTAGGACAATATTTCTGCTACGAACGTGGTGAACTGGTGATGATTTCTGGACGAATGAAGATGGGAAAAAGTTCCTATATGCTTAATGAGGCAATGGATAAAATACAGAAAGACATTCCTACTGTATATTTCGATACGGAAATGAGCGACAGACTATTTTATATCAGGATGATGGCAAATCTTACTGGTATACCACAGGATAAAATAAAAAAAGGTAATTTGTTACCAGAGGAAGAAAAAATAATTGATGAAACAAATGATTGGCTTTCCGGTAAACCGTTTGTACATATCTTTATTCCAAATTCTACAAATGAAGAACTCTATCTAATCTGCAAATCTTTAAAGTATAGTATGAATCTCCAATTTGTGATTTATGATTATTTTAAAAGTTCCGAATCAGACTCTTCAGCACAATACAACGATTTGGGAGCAAAATGTGATTTTATGAAAAATAGAATTGCTGGTGAACTTGATCTTCCTGTGTTGGCTGGGGCGCAGCTTAATAGAAATGATGAAGTTGCAGATTCAGACAAGTTGGAGAGATATGCGAGTGTAAGTGCAAAGTGGAGAAAAAAGACTTCTGATGAAATTGCAAACGATGGAAAAGAATGCGGAAATTATGCACTTAATGTAAAACTAAACAGATTGGGAGAGGGAATGTTTGAGGACGAATATATTGATTTCAAATTTTCTGGATCAGTCATGCGAATTGAAGAGGCGAAACAGCATACGGAGCAAGAGAAACCATTTTAAAGGTGAACTAAATGGAAGAGTACAGCGAAGAACTTATTGAGGAAATCAAAGAAAGTATAGATATAGTTGATTTCATCGGAGAATACGTTGAACTTAAAAAGAAAGGTAGAGAATATTTTGGAAATTGTCCGTTTCATGATGAAAGAACGGGATCATTTTCAGTAACGCCGCATAAAGGTGTCTACTATTGCTTTGGTTGCAAAAAGGGTGGAGATATTATTGATTTTTGCCAAGACTACTTAAATATGACCTATGAACAGGCTATTAATTATCTTGGCAGTGAAGCTGGGATAAGCACTGTAAAAACAAAAATCTCTCCTACTGTGCGCTATCTGAGAAAATCAACCAGAAAAAGAAGAAATAAACAAATCCCAGAACCACATAAGATACTTGATAAAAGTGTTCTGTCTGATTTTGAGCGACGAAAAATAACAAAATGGATCGAAGAAGGAATACCACAATCAATAATGGATTATTACATGGTAATGTATGATAAAGAATCAAACAGAATTGTATATCCAGTTTTTGATAATTCCGGGAATTTAATCAATGTGAAGGGCAGAACGCTTTTTGATAATTATAAAGAATATAATATACCGAAATATATGAATTATTATCCTGTTGGAGATTTAGATTACTTCCAAGCATTCTGTTTCAAAAAAAAGATTCTTGATAGAAGTAAAGAAGTAATTATATTTGAATCACTGAAGTCAGTTATGAAATTGGATAGTTTCGGTATTTATAATTCAATATCTTCTGAGACAAGCCAGATTAATATTTTTCAGGTCAGAGAGTTAGTGCAACTTCATTGTGATGTTGTTATTGCATTCGATAGTGATGTTTCGCTTGAAGAAATTAAAAAGAAAGATACTATACAACTTCTCTGCCACTTTACAAATGTATATGTTGTATATGACAGCGGTGGATTATTAGGTGGTAAAACTGAAAAAAATAGTCCGGTAGACAAAGGAAAAGAAATCTGGGAAGAACTTTATAAACAGAGAATTAAAATTTAAGAGGTGAAAAATGTCAGAGTATTCATTTCTGATAGATTCTATGGAGTGGTCTTTTAGCCGCATAAATTCATTTTGTCAATGTAAGTATGAATGGTATTTACAATATATTGAGTCAGCAGTAGGACAAAATAATTTTTATGCAGAATTTGGAAAGTTTTGCCACACCATATTAGAGAAATATGCCAAAGGTGAACTTAGTCTTTTTGAGCTGGCTGATTATTTTGACGCTCATTATGATGAAGAAGTTCCATCAATGGTATATCACAAGACTGCAGATATCCGGCAGAATTATCGAGATAAAGCGGTTGAGTATTTTGAAAACATTGATCTTGATCTTGAAAAATATGAAATCCTGGGAATTGAAAAGAAATGCAACTTTACAGTTGGTGGCAAACCATTTGTCGGTTATATAGATTTACTTCTCAGAGATAAAAATACAGGTGGAATTATAGTTCTGGATCATAAATCTTCGGAATATCCGTTAGGTAAAAGAGGTCAAGTTTTAAAGTCAGAAGAAAAGAAATTCAAATCATATAAGCGGCAGCTATATTTATATGCAATTCAAGTTTACAACGAATACGGAGTTTACCCGGAAAAGATTGGCTGGAATTACTTTAAGAATAGAAAATGGCTGTTTCTTGACTTTGATAAGGAAGATTATGACGAAGCACAGAACTGGGCTTTAAGTACGATAGCAGAAATAAACGAAGAAGAGAATTTTAATCCAAACGTAGATTTTTACTACTGTCACAATCTTTGCAGATATAGAAACTCCTATTGTGAATATAAGAACTATTAGGAGGTACTGATTTGTCGCAAATTGATTTGAATTATGTTGTATATCATCTTCATAGTGACCTTTCAAATGGTGTCACAAATGTAGATAGCGTTACCAAGTTCAAAGAGTATATTGAAAAAGCAAAAGAATTTGGCATGAAAGCAATGGCATTTAGTGAACATGGATCAGTATTTGAATGGTATCACAAAAAAGAAGCTATTGAAGCTGCCGGAATGAAATATATACATGCAATAGAAGCATATATCACAGAAGATAATAATACAACCAATAGAAAGACAAAGACAACATATACTGCAGTCGATTTACTCTCATCTGTTAAAATAAAAAAAGAAGTAAAAATTACTTTTGAAAAATACTGGAAGCGTGAAGATGGGGCATATATTGCGGAAAGTGTTGACGGGAAAGAAGTCCTAATTGATCCTGAAACAATAACCATTAAAGAAGAAAAAGTCATTAAAACCAGAGACAATTATCACTGTGTTTTAATTGCTAAAAATCTCGATGGTGTTCGTGAAATAAATAAATTAACATCACAATCTTTCTGTAGAAGTGACAGTCATTTTTACTATGCACCACGAATCTACATGGATGATCTATTCAATACTTCCAGCAACATTATTATTACATCTGCTTGTCTTGGAGGTGCGCTAAATAAAGGAACTGATGAAGTAAAAAATAGATTTCTAAAATTTTTCATAGAAAATAAGGATAGATGTTATCTTGAAATTCAGCACCATAACGTAGAAGATCAGATACAATACAACAGGAAGCTATATGAACTTAGCAAAAAATATGAGATTCCGTTAATTGCCGGAACTGATACACATGCACTTAATGAGTCACATATGGCAGGACGTAAAATTCTTCAGTTGAGCAAGGGTGTACATTTTGCAGAGGAAGATGCCTGGGATTTGACATTCAAATCTTATCTTGAATTGTGTAAAGCCTATGAAATACAAAATTCTTTGCCAGAAGAGGTTTGGCGAGAAGCGATTGCTGAGACTTGCCGCATGGCAGATAGAATTGAAGAGTTTACACTTGATAAGAATACCAAATATCCAAAAATCTATGACCACCCTTTAGAAACATACAAAAACAAAATAAATGAAGCGTATAAACATCATCCGTATGTAAGAAAAAGGTATAAGCCAGAAGAAATAAATCCCACCATAAGAGAAGAAGTAAACGTATATGATAAAACAAAGTCAATAGATTTTATGCTTTTACAAACATATCTTAGAGAATGGGAAAGAAAACATGGTATCTTTTGTGGATATGGAAGAGGATCTGTTTCAGGAAGTGAAGTAGCGTATATTCTTGGTATTACTCAGATGGATAGCAAGAAATTTGGGTTAAACTTCTTCCGATTTATGAATCCAAGTCGAGTAACAAATGCCGATATAGATACAGATTATTCCTCAAAAGACAGAGACATTATTAAGCAATTCATTCTTAGAGATCATATGGATCTCCCAAATATAAGAGCAAGTGAGATTATTACATTTAATACTATTGCATTAAAAGGCGCGATAAAAGATGTGGGACGAGCTTTGAGAATGTCTATTGTTGAAACATCTGCAATTTCTGAAGCTGTATATCTTGACGAAAACAACAAATGGGTTATTGATGATGCTTTCAGAAAGAGATATCCAGAATTATTCAAATATGTTGATATTGTAAATGGAACAATAGTTTCTATTGGATCTCATCCATCCGGCGTATTAGTAAGTGATTTGGATATTGAAGAAGAAGTTGGAATGTGTAGCCTTGCAACTTCTGATTATCCAGTTTCAATGCTTAATATGAAAGAACTTGATGCACTGATGTACGTTAAATTAGATATTCTTGGTTTGACGCTAGACCAAGTAAAAAGGGGTAATATGCTGGGAGTGGCTTAGAGCCTTTTACACACCTACAGTATTTTGTACTTATTGTAGTAGTAACAGTTAAAAGGATTGCAGAATCAGCAGGCACGATAAGATCCGCCTCAACGAGCGTGGGAATATCCCATTGTATTATTAGTAATGGTAATACAACTCCCCCTTAAAAAATGGTGCGCTCTGAACATATGGGTAACACCCATAGAGTCAGGCAGAAATGACCTGACCATAACTAACCGAAAAGTATGAAAAGTAAATATAGTAAACAAGATATAATAGACGAAATAAAGAGAGTATATTTAGAGTTTGGCATTATTAATAGAAAATTATTAAAAGAGAACAATAAATTAAATATAAATATTGATTTCCAACTATCTAAATATGGTGGGCTAAAAGCTCTATGTAAGGAGATAAATATACCATATACGCAAAATTCGAGAATTGACGATAGACTGTTAAGAGAAGATGTTCTGCGTGTGTATAGAGAACATGGAAAGATAAGTATGGAAATTTACGAAAGATTTGGAAATTATTCCATATCTGCCATAAAAAGTCATTACGGATTTAATAATTTGCTAAAAGAACTCAACATAGAACCCAATATACAAAGAGATATTTCACAAAAAGATATTATAGAAGATATACAAAGAATATTAGAAATACATAAGAGTGTATCATCTACAGTATACAGAATGTATGGATTGTATTCTCAGACAACGATAGAAAGTCTATTTGGGAATTGGGTAAATGCTATAAAAGCAGCAGGGTATGCTCCACTCAATGAAAAGTGCGGATATAGAAAAATGGAATCCGACGTAAAAAAGCTATTTAATGAATATGGGTTTATCAGTAAAACTCTAATAAATGCAAAATGTGATTTTACATATGAAGCATTTAGAAATTATTTTAATAGCAAAGATAATATATCTGAAATGCTTGGCGTTGAAAATGCATTTTTAAATAAAGATAGTACTAATGCAATAATTTTGTACAATATACTGTGCGAGCTATTTGAGCGCGATGATATAGAAAAAGAAAAAACTTTTGAGTGGTTACGTAATCCTAAAACAAAAAGGGCATTAAGAATTGATTTTTATATATCTTCAAAGAATATTGCAGTAGAGTATGACGGATATCAGCATTCACATTATAGCCCATACTTTTATAGAAATGATATTGCAAAATTTGAAATGCAGATATATAGAGACAAAATAAAAGACGACTTACTATCAGAACATAATATAAAACTTGTTAGATTCTCTTATAAAGATAACTTAAATAAAGAATTAGTAAAAGAAAGGATTATAGGTTAGTTATAGTAACAAAGTGTAGATAACATTGGTGTTATTAACGAAACATGTAAACTTGCAGGAATTGAGAGAATGACTCCTGACAATGTTGATCTGGATGATGAAGAAGTTTGGAAAGACATACGAGACGACACAACGCTTATATTCCAGTGGGAGAGTACATCCGCACAATCTTATTTGAAAAGATTTATGTCAGACGAAACAATTGCTATTGCCAAAGCGCATAACAAAGATTTCTCATATATCAAGTGGTTTTCGTTTGGAAATGGTCTTTTACGTCCTGGATGTGCAAGTTTCCGTGATGATGTTGCAGACGGAAACATTATGATTACGGGATTTAATGAATTGGATAAATTCCTTTCGGTTACTTCCGGGCGAATAACCATGCAGGAAGATATTATGAGATTCTTAGTAAAATTTTGTGGATATTCTGATGCAGAATCAGATACAGTCCGACGTGGAATTGCAAAGAAATATGGTACTGAGAAATTCATTGATGAAATTCACGATAGGTTTATAAGCTATTCCAATGAAACATATGGGGCATCAGTAGAAGTATTAGAAGAAATATTCCCACCTATTAAACAGGGTATTTTGGATGCAACAAGATACGCATTTTCCTGGAATCATTCAGACGCGTACTCTTGCATTGGATATATATGTGGATATTTAAGGCACTATTACCCATTGGAATTTTTAACTGCTGCGTTAAATATTTTCGAGGGAAAAGAAGAAAAAACCTTAAATATTACAAACTATACCAGGAAAAAAGGAATAAAAGTTGAAGGAATTAAATTTCGACATTCTACAAGTAACTATACTTTTGATAAAGAAAAAAATGTAATTTATAAAGGAATTGCCTCTATTAAATATTTGAATAGCAAAGTTGCGGATGCGTTTCAGTCAATTAAAGATATGCAGTTTAAAGATTTCATTCATCTGTTGGCTGTTATAGAAGAAAAAAAGCTTCCGGTAAACTCAAAGCAAATGAAGATTTTGATAGAACTTGGATTTTTTGGAGAGTTTGGTGAAGCTAAATGTTTATTGAAACAGTATGATTTTTTCAACGAACTTTTTGGCAAAAAGCAGATGAAAAAAGAAAAAGCTGAAAAGCTTGGTATTCCACTTGAATTGGTAAGAAAAAACGCTGAAAAAGAAAGCGAAAAGACATTTACAAAAGTTGATATGAATGGATTATTGCACGATTTTGTTGCAGTAATGCCATATGAAAAGACAACTTTCGTAGATAAGGTAGGATATCAGATCAACGATTTGGGATATGTTGACATTGTAAGTCAAGATTACAAAGGATATGTTGTTGTAATGGACGTTGAAACAAAATATACGCCAAAACTGAAGGTTTATGCACTTGCCAATGGAAATACCATAACGGTAAAAATTGCGAAAAAGGATTTTAATAAGAATCCACTTCAAGTAGGAGATGTAGTTAGAGTAAACGACCAGAAGAAAAAAGCAAGGGTGAAAATGTCATCAGAAGGAAAATTTGTTCCAGTAGAAAACGAGTTTGACTGGTGGCTTACCAAATATGAAGTTATAGGAAGAAAATAATGTTATTTGGAAAATATAAATACACAGATTCCGAGGAAAAAGAATTGCTGGATTCTATTGTTATATTGGTAGATACAAGGGAAAAGGTAAACGATCATATTACAGGTTACTTTGATAAACATGACATACCATACAAGAAAAAAGCATTAAAGAACGGAGATTATAGTTTTTTCGTACCACAAAACGAGAAATTAGGGATATTCCGTGATACTTATTTCCACGACGATATTTTTGTAGAGAGAAAGGCAAGCTTAGAAGAATTGTCTGGAAATCTTTCTACGAAACGTGCAGATTTTGAAGAAGAACTGGCAGTTGCTAAAGCCCACAAAAAATATCTGCTTATAGAAAATGCCAATTATGAAGATATTGTAAACGGTAGATATAACACACAGTACAATAAGAAAAGTTATCTTGGAAGCATTCATAGTTTCAATCATAAGTACAATCTTGAAATTGTATTTATGCCAGATAACGCATACAGTCCAATTTTTATTTATGGCGTTATGCAGTATTATCTCCGAAATCTGATTAAATAAACAGATAGGGGGATTTGATTCCCCCTATTGTTGTACGAAATAAATGAAAGGATAAAACAGTAATGGCTACTAATGACCAGATTACAAGAATTAAACATCTTACTAAAATTCTGAATAAATATCGTGATGAGTATTATAACGAATCTCGACCGTCGGTAGATGATTCTACATATGATTCTATGATGGATGAATTAAAAGATCTTGAAGATAAAGCAGACTTTCACTGTGCCAACAGTCCAAATTACACAGTTGGATATGTTGTCAATTCAGAGTTGCCTAAATTTAAGCACAGTTATCCGTTGTTGAGTCTTGACAAGACGAAAGATAGAACGGTTGCAGCGAATTTTGCAAAAGGTAGAAAAGCTCTTTTAATGCATAAATTGGACGGTCTTACTATTTGCCTGATTTATGAAAATGGGGAACTTGTTTCTGCTAGTACAAGAGGAAATGGCGAAGAGGGAAGCCTTATTACGGATAATGCCAGAACCTTTATGAATATTCCACAGAAAATCCCGTATAAAGGTCATCTGAAGGTTACGGGTGAAGGAATTATTCACAGAGATGATTTTGAAAAGATAAATGAAAAATTGCCGGAAGAAGATAGATACAAAACACCACGAAATCTTGCTGGTGGATCAGTACAGCAGTTAAATTCTGAAATATGCTCAAAGAGAAAAGTGTGCTTTTATGCATTTAATGTGTTGGAGGGATTTGATGAAATCAATTCACTTTCTGGCAGATTGTATGCAGTAAACAATCTTGGATTTGATATTTGTACCTTCTTTGAATGCGATGTGGCACAACATGATTTTGTGGTATTTAACAATTTTGTGAATGAGCTGGTTGATATTGCAGAGGAAACAAAAACTCCGATTGATGGAGTCGTTATTATGTACGATGACATTGCTTATGGAAAAAGTCTTGGAAAGACAGGGCATCATTATCGCAATGGATTAGCATTGAAATTCAAAGAAGAAGAGGAAGAAACCACGATAACCAATATCGAGTGGCAAGTTGGTAGAACCGGAAAGATAACGCCAGTGGCAGTCTTTAGGCCAGTCATATTGGATAACACTACAGTCTCAAAAGCATCATTGCATAACATTAACACTATGCAGAAATTAAAAATCAGACCATATGCAACAGTTACAGTGGTTAAATCAAACGAAATTATCCCTCAGATTATCAAGTGTACAGGCGGCACATCTTACGAATTTGAAATTCCGAGAACTTGTCCGGTATGTGGCGGAGTAACTACTTTTGCAGGGGACGGAGAAACAATAAATATTTATTGCAAAAATCCAAATTGCCCGGCTCAGAGCATCAGAGGGTTATCATATTTTGCTTCAAAAGATGGCATGAATATTGATGGACTTTCAGATAAAAAGATTGAGAAGTTGGTTGATGCCGGGATTATTAGTAACCCTCTGGATATTTATAATCTGGATCTGCATAGGACTGAAATTGTGGAATTTGAAGGAATGGGAGAAAAATCATTTGATAAACTTCTTTCTTCTATTGAAAAGAGTAAGAATGTAAAACTGGAAAATTTTATTGCAGCATTAGGCATTCCGAATGTGGCACTCAGCAAGGCAAAAATAATCAGCAGAGAGTTTAACGGCGATTGGAACAAGTTTGAGGCAGCAGTTATTTCCGGATTTGATTTTACACAGCTTGACACGTTTGGTGTTGAGATTAACAAGAGTATTCACAAGTATTTCAAAGAAGTGTTCTTTGCCAATGACATATATAAAGAACTTGTATCTCTTATGAAATTTCAGATGCAGCAAGTATCAGACGAGCCACAAATTTTTAAAGATATGATTTTTGCCATTACTGGAAATGTTCACATTTTCGCAAGTAGAAAAGAGATTCAGAAGAAAATTGAGTCTTTGGGTGGCAAAGTAGCAGGAAGTGTTTCAAAGAAAACATCATATCTTATAAATAATGATGTAGAAAGTTCTTCCAGTAAAAACAAAGATGCAAAGAAAAATGGTGTACCTATTATTACGGAAGAAGAATTTTTAAAACTGTTAGGTTGAATGAAATAAAGGATGGCAAAAAAATAATGAATGAACATATAACTGAATTATTCGATAAATATTGTGCAGCCCGTGACTGTGATACTTGCAAATATAACAGAGATAAGAGAGTGACTTCAGGCGAAATATCTTGCAATGAAGCGTATGAAGATGACTACCGTAAAAGATATGCAAAATAAAGGAGATTACGAATATGAAGATGATTGAAATTGATTTGAATATTATGAGCGCACCACAGAGTTATTACCTGGCGCAAGGAATTTCAAAGGATCTTAATTTTTCTACGGGGCTTCCGGCACTCTTTGAGAGAATGTATGGAATGAAAGAGAAAATTGAAGCGTCCTATGTAGATGACTATACAGATAATGTTGACATTGAACTTGGTGAAGCCATTATTGTTGATAATGTTTTTAATTTGATTGTAAAAGAAAACAGTTATAACAAGCCGGACTCTGACAGACTTCTGGATGCTATTGTAAATATGAGAGATCAGATGGACGCAAAGATGATTAAAAAATTGGCTATACCGAAAATCTGTTGTGGCAGAAATGGTTTAGAGTGGGATGATGTACGGAGTATGTTTGAATTTGTTTTCGCGGATTCTGATGTGCAGATTCTTGTTTGTGTACAGTAACTATGACAGAAGAATCTAAGAGATGTTGCACATGGAAAGTTTATATTCATACAATACCATCGAAAAAAGTTTATATTGGTATCACATCACGAAATGTAAAAAAGCGATGGAATGGTGGTCTTGGATATAAAAACTGTACAAGTTTCTATAACGCAATAGAAAAGTATGGTTGGGATAATATAAAACATGAAATTCTTGAAGAGAATCTTTCTTTTGAAGAAGCAGAGATAAAAGAAAAGTATTACATAAAAAAATACAATAGCAATAATCCTGCTTACGGGTACAACTTAACTGTTGGTGGTTTAGGAGCAAATGGTTTTAAATTGTCGGAAGAAAAAAGAAGAAAGCTATCAATGAATCGACAAGGTATAAATTCTGTGGGATATGGTTTCTATCCTAGTGAAGCTACGAAAAAGAAAATGAGCGATAGTGCTAAAGGAAAAGTATTTAAGAAAGAGACTAGAAAGAAATTATCAGATAGTAAGAAGAAACCCGTATATCAATATGATTTGAGTGGAAATTTTATCAAGGAATTTGATTGTGCTATTCAGGCAGCCGACACATTGGGAATCAACAGAGGGAATTTATGTTCATGTTGTAGAAATGTATCAAAGAGTGCTGGTGGCTATTTTTGGTCATATGAAATGATAAAAAATCCAAAGCTAATTCAAGAACATTTGGGAAATATTAAATGCTTTCCAATATTAAAAGGAAGAAATGAAAAACCAGTATTCAAATTAGATTTGCAAGGTAATGTAATTAAAAAGTATGATTCGATAAAAATAGCAAGTGCTGATACTGGAATATCTTCACAAGAAATATCTCAATCATGTAAAAACAAAAATAAAATAACAAGGGAGTATAAATGGAGATATGTCTAATCAAACGACAATAGAACCCAAAATGTTGATAATGGTAACGCCTACAAATCATAACAAAGTATATAGAATGATTCCACATGGCGATATCTTTGAAGTTGAATATGGACGTGTTGGTGCAACTTGCCAGCACGCTTCCTACTCAATGTCACAGTGGGATAAAAAGTATAAAGAGAAAATCAAAAAAGGCTATGTCGATCAGACACACTTAGTTCAGGATCTTATTCAGAAAGAACCAGTAAAATCTAATGATGGCTATAAAAAAATTGAAAACAAAGTAATTGCCGAAATTGTTCAAAGGCTACAAGATATGGCACGCCAGAAAATCCAGGCAAACTACAAAGTTTCTTCACAACAAGTAACACAAGCTATGGTGGATGAGGCACAGAATGTCATTGATGACCTTATGAATAAAGAAACAGTAGAAGATTTCAACAATACACTTCTCACATTATTTACTGTAATCCCACGAAAAATGGGAAACGTGAATGATTATCTTTCAAGAGGAAAAGATGATTTCGCAAAAATTCTGAAAGATGAACAGGATCTTCTTGACGTTATGAGAGGTCAGGTTGTTACACACACTGTTCAGAACGAGCCAGAAAAAGTAGAAGAAAATAATGAAGAAACAATCATTGAAGCAATGGGGCTGATTTTTGAAGAAGTTGATGCTTCAGAAGTGGAAATGATTAAAGGTAAGTTGGGCGAAATCAGTAACAGATTCCATAAAGCTTGGAGAGTTCGTAACATTCGTACACAAAAGAGATTTGATGACTTTGTAGAAAAAGAAAATATCAAGACACGAAAGCTTTTATGGCATGGCAGCAGGAACGAGAATTGGTGGTCAATTATTAATACTGGTTTGGTTCTTCGACCAACAAATGCCGTAATAACAGGAAAAATGTTTGGATATGGTCTGTACTATGCCCCAAAAGCTCAGAAGTCAAAAGGCTATACAAGCCTTGACGGATATTGGAGTGGACAGCATGAAAACTTCGGATTTATGGCACTTATGGATGTGGCATATGGAAAACCATATGATGTACATTCATTTGATAGTAAATATTATAACTTTAATTATGAACGATTACAAAAAGAATGTCCCGGAGCAAACTGCTTACACGCCCATGCTGGGAAGATGTTAAGGAATGATGAGATTATTGTTTATAAAGAAGAACAATGTACTATAAAATATCTTGTGGAGCTGAGATAAATGAAATATATAAGAAAGTATGTTAGGTACATACAGATTATCGTTTTTATTCTTTTGTTGGCTGCTATGTCGTGCTGTATGACTATATGCCCGGCATATTTAATTTGCACGTTGATTATGACAAAAGGATTTACGATTATTGCATTTTTGGAAATATGTGGAAAATGTTTACTGTTGTATTTCATATTTGCATTATTAGCTGTTGTGCAAGGCTCTTTTATTTGGAAAGATTAGCACACAATATATGGTACTTAAAAATATTACAAACACAATATATAGACATTAAAACTAAATAAAATTCTGTTTTTATTGTTTATTTCAATTTTCCCCATAAATATGCTATTCCTTTTATATGGGGTGGGGTAGATGTTGAGTAATATATTTTGAAAAGTGACAAGGAAACAATTTATGCAAATGGAAGAAAAATGTGTAAAAAGGTTCGATATGGTTGAGGGTTCATTCACATTAGAACCAGATAAAGGCATTAATATAGATAAATTATTAAAAATCTTTGGTGTGGATATTTCAGGAAAACCAGATTCATACACTATCCAATATTTAAAAACTGTACAAGCGAAAAAGCATAAGAAAAAGAGAATAAATAAAAAATGGATAAAAAGGTATGGGTATAAACAAAAGTGGTTTAATAGCAAAGGTTGGAAACTAAAGAGTTATAAAGATGGAACAGCAGAGTTTGTAAAATAAATTGTACATAAGAGTTATAGCCAAATGACTTATATGGCAATTGGAGGAAAGTATAAAGGATGAATAATTTCGCAAGAAATATCGGTATTTGGTATTACGATAGAAAATGGGCGGAAGTATTATTTGAAAAGATTTTGGACAGTTATCCAGGATATTGTTTATTCCGCATTTATAGAAATCAATTAAAAATTATATTGACGGACGGAACGTCAATTAGATTCTTTAATGTTAATTGTACTAGCAGATCAATGGCATTAACAGAGTCATATATTCAAAAAGGGATAGACTATAATTTATTTTGCAGTAAAATTGCCCCAGCAACAAAGAGAGGTATTAAGGGAAAATATATTATAGAAAATTACAATGATATTGAAAATCCACAAGACGCGACACGTTATTATTTAAAGAAGAACTGTGAGAAGGAAGAAGAAATGGATTTAGTATAATTACCAGATGGACAAATTGATACCGTAGGAAATAAACATCACGTCATTGATATTGTACGGGAAAAATGTGGTGATGACATTGCAAGGATTATCTCACAATGGATTGATCCGGAAAATACAGGTGAGATGAAAAAGTGGCGCGATTCCTTTAAAGAAGAATTTGAAGAAGAAAAGCGACAGGAAGAAATGGCAATTATAGAAAAGTTAAATAAGATTTATTGCACATAAGATAAACGAAATAAATATTGACACATACAACTTAATATGATATTATATAAGAAAGCTGAGTGGGAAAACCCAGTCAGTATTTCTTATATATAAGATAAACTAAATAAATATACAACCAAAGGAGAAAAAGAGTTGAATAATCTTGAGACTAATCAATCTTACACGGGGGGGACAATTGAGCCGAGAATAAAATGTGAAATTTTCCGTGACTCAATGCAGAATTATAAAAAGTATGGTATTTGTCCCGCACAACTTATTATAGCAGATGTGCCGTATAACGTGGGAAATAATTTTTATGGTTCAAATCCTATGTGGTATAAAGGTGGCGATAACAAAAACGGAGAAAGCAAGTTGGCTGGGAAGTCGGCGTTTAATTCAGATTTTAACTTTAATCTCTACGAATATTTCCATTTCTGTTCAAAAATGTTAAAGAAAGAGGATAAAAAGAAATCTATTCGTGGGAGAAGTAGTGATTCACCTTGTATGATCGTGTTTTGTTCATTTGAACAAATTCAGACACTTATTAATGCAGCAGCGAAACACGGATTTGTTCATTACATACCACTTGTGTTTGTTAAGAATTATAGCCCACAGGTGTTGAAAGCAAATATGAGAGTTGTAGGGGCTACAGAATATGCATTACTTTTATATAGAGATAGACTTCCTAAATTCCGTAATGGCGCACAATATGATGAGAACGGAAAAACAATCAGAGGGACTGGACATATGATATTTAACTGGTTCACATGGGAAAAAGATACAAAAGAAATACCAAAGATTCACCCTGCACAGAAACCAGTTGCACTATTGAAGAGGCTGATTGAAACATTTACCGATCCTGGCGATGTTGTGATTGATCCTTGTTGCGGAAGCGGAAGTACATTGAGAGCAGCTTATGAGTTAGGAAGAAGTTCATACGGATTTGAAATTGACCGAACATTTTATCAAAAAGCCAAAGATGAGATGTTAATTGATTACATCAAGTAAAAAGAAATAAATACACAACCAAAGGAAGAAAAGTTGGCGTTGAATTGAAACAAAAATATTATGATTTGGCAGTGCAAAGAATGCGCGAAGTATAACAAATCAGATAGGAGTAAGCTTATGGAGAGAACTATTGGATGGCGAAGAAAGAAAAATTTTTCTAAAGCACGAAAGAAAAAACGTACCGCAACGGACATTGGAGTGAATGACGCAAAGAATGGCGAGCGATTACGTGTTAAATGTGACGTGCAATATATAAAAGGAAAAATCCCTATTTATCATTCAAAAGACAGACGACGTACAAATAATCGTGGATTTTATGGCTCTACAGTGAATTGGAAACATAGAGATGCGCAAAAAGTTCTTTCTATGGACTCGCAAGAGGAAGAATTTAATAACGAAAAAGAGGTAAAAGATGGAAAGTGTTGATGGAACTACAGATGCTTTAAAAGTATCAAGAGGAAGCATTCTGATGGCAAATCGCGACAGAGAGTATGTAAACAAAGAAAATACTCTGCAGATAAAAGCCGGAGATAAAATTATTGTCGGTTATGACGGATTGCTTCATCCAGTAAACAATAATAAAGCAGCCATTACAATTGACAATGATCTTGAAGTGGAAGGTTATTCTGCCACTGGATTATCAGAATATCTCGTCGCTTGGTTGGATTCTAGCCTGGATTTGAAAGAAAATTTGAGAAGAACAATGCTTGATCTTGATGAATTTAAAGCAGTGATTGAAAATGCATTAGTAGTTATTGGAATGAAAAGAGAAGAAGCTGAGAATGAATAGAAGTCACATTGTATATACGATGAAACATAAGAGAGCATTTCTCAGAGTGGAAAAGGAATTGCTTGGTCATAATACTGTTCGAGGATTTTTGCATGACCTTGATAAAGTTTTTATGTATTTGGTGACTCCGAAAAGCTGGGAGAAAAAAGTCTCTAAATTTCACAGAAAATATTCCCGACATCATCCTATAAGAGCACGAACAAAAGCGGATTATATTCAGATGATTGTTGACTGGGAGTGCTGTAGGTTCACAAAGCCAGATAAGCTCATGACAGCCCGGCAGACATTATATAAATTGTTTCCAGAAATGGAAGATAAGATTCTGCCATTACTGGAAGAACTCAATCTGTAAGGAGGAAAAGATGATTCAGCTTGGTAATGGATATGAAAAAGTCTGTGAATATTTACAGAAACATAATATAAATTCACTCGAAGAAATTGTTGGAATGGACGCATTTCATATTTTTCCACGACAGGGAGTTGTACCCTATGAAATTAGAAATGTTGAATTTATTGGAAATGTAAGAGTATGGGGATTCAAAACGAATGATTCTCATAGGTTGGTTGAGCTTGGTAATTCAATATTTCTGGATGAAAAAGAAGCAAGAGAATATGAAGTCTTGCAGCTACATAAAAGAACTTTGGATCAGCAGCAAAACATCATAAAGCGGAGAGTTGAAGAGATAGACAGGGATTTGAATAAATTGGACTATCTCTTAGAACGTTATCCGACAACTGAATCAAGATGCAGATTTAAAAAATGTTGTGAAAACTGCTCACATCACGAAGATGGCATCATTGAGGGAAAAATTATATGCGTTGATTTCGGCAAACCAGAAGATTGTTATTTCTGGAAGCCGGATATAGAAGCATTTAAGAAATGGTTAAAAGAGCATGAAGTAGGATAAAAAACAACTTTTATCTACTGTCTCTGAACACTGGTGGTCAAGCCGGGAGAGCAAAAGCAAGAAGTAAAACATTCCCAGGAATCGCCAAAGCAATGGCGGATCAGTGGGGATGAAAGGTTTAATAAAAGATGAATAAAATAAATAACAATAAAAAAGAAGGGAGTAACACCTTATCCTAGTGAAACTAGGTTGGGTGTTGGAGAAAAGAGATATACGCCCGGAAAATTTCTGATCGTGGCTAACAGTTCATAATTTGTTTGAACTAAAGTACAAGTAAGGTAAAACCTAAACGTAAGGCTTGTACGAAACATAGCAATCCACAAAATTGCCATTCACCGGATTCGGTTAGTGGCTGGTGTGAAAGTTTGTTGGTTTAGTACAGGAATTTCAAGTTTTGTAGCATGTTATTTATCAAAGGATATTGATGAGATTATTTATACTCACGTTCCGAATCAGCATCCAGATAGTTTACGCTTTCTGCATGATTGCGAGAAATTATTAGGAAGAAAAATAACCATATTACAGTCTGAAAGATATGCGTCAGTAGATGATGTTATTGAAAAAACACGTTGCATCAATACTCCGTATGGCGCACCTTGTACAAAATTTTTGAAGAAAGAAGTAAGAAAGAAATGGGAAGCACAAAACTTTGACCACCATACTTATGTATGGGGATATGACTTAAATGAAAAGCGTAGAGCTGACAGATTGGTAAATACTATGACAGACTATGACCATGAATTTCCGTTGATTGAAAACGGATTCACAAAAGAAGATTGTCATGCACTTGCAAAAGAATTGGGATTAAAACGCCCAGTTATGTATGATCTTGGATATCCAAATAATAACTGTGTTGGATGTGTAAAAGGCGGTATGGGATATTGGAATAAGATTAGAGTAGATTTTCCAGAAGTGTTTGAACGTAGAGCAAGACAGGAAAGGGAAATAGGGCATAGCTGCATTAAGGGAGTGTTCTTAGATGAACTTGATCCTAAACGTGGACGCATGGATTTAGAAGTCATGGAAGATTGCGGAATTGCTTGTCAGCTTGTATTGAAAGATAGGGAAGATTTGAAATGTTAGATGGAATCATATATGGTTTGATCGTTGCATGGATTCTGGCAATATTCAATGTAGATAATATCTGCATCAATGTATTACAGCCATTTTTCACAAATGTAAAATTGACAACAGATCATTACTATTTCGCATTTGGTGTGTTTGGCTTAATCGCAGGAATAATGTCACATAGCAATTAGAAGAAAGGAAAAAGTAAATGAAAATTAAAAACATAAAAGATGTCGAGACTTTTTTGAAGGTAGTAAATGAGTGCGAAGGTGGAGTAACACTGACCTCTATATATGGTGATAAGTACAACCTTAAATCTACTTTAACACAATATGTAGCAGTTGCAGCACTTGTGGGAGAACACGGCGATGAGTTGGAACTTTGGTGTTCTAATAAAAATGACGAAAAGAAATTCTTACAGATGTTCAACGAACATCCGGAAATGCTGTAGAAAGATGGAATAAATAAATGAAAACAACAATTATTGGAAGCCTGATATATGGTGTGTTATTTGCGGCACTTACAATAGTAGCAGACGCAAAGCCTAATACTCCGAAGTTCTGGGCTTTACTTGGAATATCTGCCGCAATGGTTATTAATGAAATGTGGCAAAAATAGATTAAATTAATTTTTTATCGTTATTTTCCAATTTTTATACCTCTTTTACTTGATTTTTAGTGGCAATAAACACTATATTTAGCATCATCATATACATATAGCATACAAAATATAGTATAAATGCCACTAAATCAGCACTTTTCTACAATAGTTTTACAATGAAAAATTAATTCAAAGTTGGGAACTGGTCAATTTTTGTGAGGTAGATAAATTTGCTTCCAAATCGTATTGTGCCATTCATGGAGTAGATCCGGAACTCAATATTGGAGATATTACAAAAGTAGACGAAAATAATATGCTTCCGTTTAATATGATTTGTGGGGGTTCGCCTTGCCAAGATTTTAGTATAGCTGGCAAACAGGCAGGAATCGGCTGGACTTGCCAGAATTGTACTGATGAGCATGGAAAACCGTTTACATATAATCCTTTAACAGTTCATTGGTCAGTCAGAGATAAATGCCCCAACTGTGGTAGTAAGAATATTGATAAGACACGTTCTTCCTTGTTGGTTGAGTGGCTACGTGTTGTTCGAGCAAACAAGCCAGCTTGGGGAGTATATGAGAATGTAAAAAATATTGTAGGAAAATCCTTCAGAAACGCTTTCGATATGTTTATCGAAGAACTTCACGAATATGGATATAACACTTACTGGAAAGTGTTGAATGCTAAAGATTTTGGTATTCCACAGAACAGAGAACGATTATATCTGGTAATTATCAGAAAAGAACTGGATAATGGAAAATTTAATCTCCCAGATGGATTTGAGAGCGACATAACAATGTATGACATTCTTGAAGATGAAGAAAACGTATCAGATAAATACTATGTTGATTCAGCCAAAGAGAAAAAAGCACTACAAGAAATGGTTGCCAGTGGAAAACTAAATAAATCCTACTCGAATACCATCAGGCATGGTGGGGCAAGGCTCACTAGATCGTCATATGTGGGATCTGGTACAGACGAAAAATACCGTCAAGGAGCAATCGTAAGTAATTATGCAGATCATGTAAATCATATAACCGATTGTGCAAATACGCTTATGGCAAGAGATTATAAAGGATTTGGCAAGCAGAGTATGAATGCGGTGATTATGCAGAAACCAGCCAGGAAGGAATAAGATGAACAGATATATTTGTGAACGAAGATGTGATGAAGGAATGAGAACGTTCAAGGGGGGGCTTTGTGGCACTATCCGAACGATTAATGCAGGAGGTGACAAAAGAGTGATTGTAGAAAATAATGATAAAGATATAAATATTGAAGATTATGGTATTCGCCGTTTAACTCCAAGAGAGTGTTGGAGATTAATGGACTTTTCGGACGAAGATTTTGATAAGGCGAAAGCTGCGGGTTTATCGAACACACAACTGTACAAACAAGCGGGCAATTCTATCTGCGTGGGAGTTCTATATTACATATATAAAAATCTATATCAAGCAATGCCGTACTTGTTTGAAAATTTAAAAGTAAGTAGTTTCTTTTCCGGAATCGGAGCTTTTGAGAAAGGGTTGGATAGATTGTATGCAGAAATCTCATAAAGACCAACCAATGATAAAAGTAATAGGTCATCTGGATATCAATGGGTTGGATATTATTAAGCGAATCTATTCAATAGATGGATTATCTCCTACTCTTTCAACGATGATGGGGGGGCAAAGACAACCTAAAATAGTCATCAGGAGAAATCATGAATGATATTAAGCCAAAGTTAATGGGTGGAATTGGCGAAATTAACTTTGGCAAACAATATCGCCAAGGAAATCGAATATATGATGCTGCTGCAATCGCCATGTGTGTTCTGGCTCAACCAGTTGGGAACACTGGCGGCTACAGCTACTTATATCTTATCAAAAGAAACAGCCAGGAGAAAAAGCATGAATAAGAAGGTACTCAAAGTTGGAAATCTTTCAACTGGTAATTCACAAGCTGGAACAATTTATAGAACATGGGGGGGCTTTCCCCTACATTGTGTGCCGGAACTCACGGATATGCACTTGGTTATATAGTTGTTAATAAAAAGAAAACCAGTAAGAAACAAATAAAATAGGAGGAATGAACTATGAATACATGCGTAAAAATCATTGATAATTGTTTGGACTGCAATAGTTGTTTTGTTGACAGAATACTTACTGCAGATTCATGGGATCATGAAGAAGGTGCGTACTGCAAAGAAGTTCTAAAAAACGGAAAACCTCGACTTATTGCATCAGATGACTGGGATTTGAGAAAGTGGTCAAAAGTCCCAGATTGGTGTCCGAAGCTTATAAAAAGCAGATTGAATGAGTTGCGAATTAAAGCAGGAGTTCTCAGTAACAAGAAGTTTGACGAAAAGCTGAATGATCTTTTGAAGAACCAAGGCGAAGAGTATTCAAAATTGATAAAAACATTGATCTCAATGGGGTTCGCATACGATCAAGTAGCATTTGAAAGAGATGTTGCAATTAAACAGTTAAATAATCTTGGCGTTCAGTTTGGAGAAGATACTTCAAAATATAGAGTAGTGAGGAACGAAAATTGAATTATAAATCCAAATTAATCTGCAGAAAACCTATCATAAATCATAAGGTAAGTATACCTTATGTTCAAACAGAAGAAGAGTTTTGCGAAACAGTGAATAAAGAAATGGACGAGTTGAGAGATAAATGTGCGAAAAAGATATCTGTACAATATTTCCAAAGTTTAGACACAGACACAGACAGAGAGATAATCAAAGCTATTATTACATATATGATTTGAAACAAAGAGAACTATATAAATAATGGAGGTACATATGAGCGCGTTAATTGTAAATTTATTTGGAGTCCCTGGAGCTGGCAAAAGCACTGGCGCAGCATATATTTTCTCAAGATTAAAAATGCTTGGAGTTAATGCGGAGTTAGTTACAGAATTTGCCAAAGATAAAGTGTGGGAGAATAACGAAGAAGTATTCAATAATCAGGCATATATTTTCGGGAAACAAAGTTTCAAGATAAGCCGATGTGCAAATAAGGTTGATGTAATCATTACTGACAGCCCATTGCCACTAAGCATTTTCTATAATCATGATCCGTTGCTTACTGAAAATTTTAATTCAAGTGTAATGGATGTATTTAATGGATATAAAAATGTGAATTTTCTTATTACTAGGACAAAACCATACAATCCTATTGGCAGGCAGCAGACAGAAAAAGAATCCGACGATATGAAAAAGCCCATCATTGATCTCTTGACTCAAAGAGGAATTACATATCAGGAAGTTCCAGGAGAAGTTGCTGGATATGATGCCATAGTAAACAAGGTATTGTTACAAATTAAAGATAAGGAAGAACTTGAAAATGAGCAAAACTAAAACGTGTGTCCTTTATAGAGGATTAAATGAAAGTATGAAAGCATTTGCTGACAGAGTAGCAAATAAACTTGATGAAATGGAAAAATACGGCGCAACAATTGTTTACACTGGATTTCTTCAGGATAAAATTTCAAAGGCAAATGCAGCTATTATTTTATATCGGTGCTTTAAAACTTTTGAGGAAGATTTTAAAAAGACAGGAGATTGCTATTTATAGGAGGTAATGATATGCATTGTTATGGAAGAGCCGCTAAAAGACGGAGAGATAGGAAATATAAGAGAAAACTTAAAAGACTTCATTCATTTGGGACAATTACTCCGGCTATTTGGTATGTAGATGCGGATTATCCATACAAAACCGTGAATAAGCCATATTTCGTAAAATCGTATAAGAGCATTGGAAGAAATAAAGGATTGTACTATACATATAAGAAAGTGTCCAACAGAAAAGTACGTCATTATAAAGGCGGTATTTCAAATGGCAATGCATATAAGAAATTGTTTGACTTATGGTGGCAGATTTATTAATTGGAGGTGAGTACATATGGAGCTGATAACACGCCCACTGACTAAAAAAGAAATTTTATGTATGGTGGAAAATGATGAAATACCATTTGTTGTAATTGTAGATAAAAGATTAGTCCCTACCTCTTGCGCTAGTTGTGATTCAGATAATGATTTAACAGAAAAGATATCAGAAATTGTTCTTGGAGATACAAGTGGCGAAATTGTATGCTGGAATATTGTAAAAGAAATAAGCGAAAAATTAGTAGAGATTAAAGGAATAATTAATGTAGCATATTTTCTCTTTGGAGAATCTTCGGCATGTGATTTGATTGAACATTTGGAAGAGGAATGCGCAGCGCATCTTGCATATTCCAATGATAAAAAAGATATGTATGAGGGGAAGTGGTAAAAATGATGATCGTCAGAAACCAAGATAAAGATTATATAGCTTTCTTGGAGAACGTACAAGGAATTAGTGTATGTGAAGAATTAGATGAACGTGCGAGTGTTGTATTTGAATATGCAAATAAGATTAAGATAATGGGACGCTATCGTTCATACGATATTGCACGTGAAGTGGCAAACGCAATTCGAAAGGCGTATTTGGAAAATAATGATAATAGTGGTTTTGACATGCCGCCACAAGATATTTGGTCTTGCTGAAAGGAGATAAAATGGAATTAATCGACAAAAGCAAACTTGAAAAGCAGATGAAAGAAGAAAGCCTACACTTATTCAATGCAATGTATAATGGATATTCAAAAGCAATGAAATGTGTGAGACTTCAACCTGTCGTCTATAACATTGACAAAATAATAGAGTGATTAGAGGAAATGAAAAAGAACGGCAATATAGACGCAGAATTTTATGACGGATTTGATATGGGAATCAATAGAACGATAGAAACAATAAAGGGAGGGATAAAAAATGAGGCTAATTGATGCAAACAAATTAATTCATGCTTTGGCAAAGTGGAGTTCCCTTGATTATATAGGTTGCAAAAAGACACTTGGACAAGTAATTGACGAACAACCTACAGTATTTGATATTGATGGCGTTCTGAAACGATTAGACGAAGAAATAGATCTTAACCCTATTTCGAATTATGAAAAAGGATATAATGCAGCAATAAGTAAGGCGTACAATATAGTGGAGAGTGGTAAAGCTAAATGAAAAAATCAGTATTAGTACTAGATACACCAAAATCATGTTGGATGTGTCCTATTGCCACAGATCATAGTGCATCAGAAGTGTCAGTATATTGTCCTGTAATTGGAAAGTATATAACTGGAAAAGATTGTGAATCAGTTTCAGAACATTGTCCATTAAGACCTCTACCAGAACACAAAGAGATAAAAGAAACATTCCGTTGGGGAGATCGTCTGCCAAGCTTCAAATGTGGATGGAACTGGTGTTTAAAAGCAATTACAGGAGAAAAATAAATGTCAGGTGATTATGGAACGATAATGGAATCTATTATGTGTGAGCGCAACATACCAATGTTAAAAGACGCTGTTGATGTATATACACAATATGAAAATGAAGTGCTTTCACTTGCCAGAAAGCATAGATTACGTCCTCAAGAGGTGGTGGGCTTACATCGAAAATTATCAGAGAGATTAGATATTGATTCTAATATATTCCACCATAAAATAGATTTTGAATGTTACTGTTACGTGGAAAAGAAGCATAATCCAAGCGCAAAAGAATCTGATTGGTTGGACAACATAATAAAAAATATGACACCTGACGAACGGTTTAAGTTTATTAAAAATGTTCTAAATGAGTCACTGGAAATAGAAAAGCGTACTAAAGATATCAACCCAGATGACAATATATCCAAACTGAAAAAGCGAATTAAATACTGCAAAAATCCACTCGAAAGAAAGAATTTAGAAAGACAATTAAACTTTGCATATAGAGAAAGGAAGAACAAAGATGGCAGCAGAACAGACAGAATCCAGAAGAGAATTTAAACCCGGAGATATTGTTAAGCACTTCAAAAGAGAGTTTTTGAAAGGTGAAGCGTTTAGAATATCTAGTAAGTATCTCTACAAAATAATTGGTATTGCGGAACATACAGAAACCAAAGAAAAAGTGGTTGTATACCAAGCATTATACAAAAGTGAAAAGGACAATGTAAACTTCGGGTTATATGTAAGACCATATGACATGTTTATGAGCGAAGTGGATCATTGGAAATATCCGGACATTAAACAGAAATATAGATTTGAATTATATGAGAGAGGTAATAAGTAATTGATTAAAATAAGTAAACTTGCGTATGAAGCATTAAAAGATAAGAATGGTAATGTTCATGGTAATCCAATTACTTGGTGGAAAGTTAGCAAATTAGCTACAATCTGGTGCGTATTGTGTATGATTGTAGAAGTTCCTGTGACAATATTAAGGTTTGTACTTATGGCAATTTGCTTTGTTCCACACAAAGTCTATGAGTATTTAGAAAATGTAGGATTTTGAGGTGAAATAGATGGAGAGATTAACAGAAAAAGTAAGAAACGAGGACGGTTCAGGGATTTGTAAGTTAGATATAACAACAGTAGATGATTCTTTGACGATGGCAGGTAGAAATGTACTTACTAAACTTGCTGATTATGAAGATATGGAAGAAAGAGGGCTGTTGGTAAAGTTACCATGTAAAATTGGAGATACAGTTTTCATTATTGTCGGCAAGTGCTATTCTAGGCAAAGAGTAAAAGAAATAAGAATGTTCGATAATCGAATTGAATGTATAACTTCGAGAAGAACATTTAGCGCTCACGCTTTTGGTATAGATGTATTTCCTACTCGCGAAGCAGCAGAAATGGAGTTGAAAAATAGATGGGAGAAATGACACTTGAAGAAGCCATCATTCACGCAAGAGAAGTGGCGAAAACGAAACGTGCAGAAGCAACCTATAATTTTGTAAAATTAGAAAGTTATTACAACTGGTGTTCAAAATGCGCAAATGAACATGAACAGCTTGCATTGTGGCTTGAAGAACTGAAACACTATAAGGAAATGAAAAGTCAAAACTTGCTGATGGAACTTCCGTGTTCAATAGGAACTGACGTTTACAAAATTCCGAGTAAACCAAACTATGATCTGAATATATTGAACGGATACAAAGGATTTAATCGTGTATTTCATCAGAAAGTTTATAATATTGTATTTACAACACTTGATAGATGGTATGTTTTGTGTGATAAAGATAGCATTGACGCTTCGAGTGATGTATGCGTTGATACGGAATATGGAAAAACTTGGTTTACTTCACGCGAAGAAGCAGAAAAGAAATTAGAGGAAATGGGAAATGACAAGAACTGAGATTACTGCAGTTTTATCTCAAATGATAGAACAGAAAATAAATCCATCCAATGATGTCCGGATATATTGGGCGAAAGAAGTGACTTTTGACTATTCTACGAACCATGCTGTCAGAGTGGATTATATGAAATTTGTACCAACGAACAATAGCACATCTGGAATTGAAAAGGGAGATTTTTATGGGTATGAAATAAAATCATCAGTAGAAGATTTTCATTCTGGACATGGGTTAAATTTCATCAGTGATTTCAATTACCTTGTAATGCCGGAAAAAGTGTATGCTACAGTATCTTTAGAAATTCCATATTATGTTGGAGTATATGCATGGAATGGTGGAGAATTAAATTGTATCAAAAAGGCAAGACGGCAGAACCGTAGTCGCCCAGTATCAGAAATGCTTTTAATGATGTTCCGTTCATCCAATAGAGAACGAAGAAAAATAGAGAATAAGTTAAAAGAAGTAGAACATGAAAAATGTGAATGAAATATATTTATCGGAAAGGCAACAATATGGGACAAAATAAGAAAATTGAATTAACAATAACACCCAACTATGTATCAGATTGGAACTTTCAGGATGCCATAAGAGAATTAATCCAAAATGGAACTGACCAACAGACACTTGATTCAGAAAATGTGTTTGGAATATCTTATGATGAACAGGAAAATATTTTGCAATTAAGTAATTCCGGATCAACTCTGGAGATAAATACTTTGTTGCTTGGTTGTAGCACGAAATCCAACAATGCAGATACAGTTGGACAATTCGGAGAGGGTTATAAAATCGCAGCACTTGTATTAAATCGTCTCGGAAAAACATTCTCTGTATATAATAACAGTAAAGATGAAATCTGGATTTCTAAATTCGAGCATTCAGAAGTGTTTGACGAAAAAGTTCTCACATTTGAGATAATCCCTAATCAGACAAGTAATAGTGGACTTGTTATTGAAATTGAGAATGTGACTTTAGATGAATACAATTCTCTGTATGATGTATGGACAGGTATGCCGGATGCAGAAAACCACAAGACAATAGAAACGAGTTACGGGCACATTTTTACAGAAAAAGACATGCGTGGCAAAATATTTGTGAACGGACTTGCTGTAGAAAAAGAGAAAAACTTATATTTTGGATATGATTTTAAACCACAATACATCACTGTTGAACGCGACAGAAAAAGTTGTAGTACATGGGATATGCGAAGCACAACTTCCAAAATGATATGCGAAGCAATAGATAATAATGATCTCAATATAAAGGATCTTATGAAAATTGCCAGTGATGGATCGTTTTACGATATATGTAACATTCAATACCAAACCTATACTGAAAAAGGACGTAAAGTCAAGGATATGATTGTTTCCGATTTCGATGAGAATAACCGTTCTGCCATTCCGGTAGGAAATCAGTCAGACTATGATAAAGTCAAAAGGCTTGGTGGTAAGCCGGTATTTGTTCCGCATGAAATCGCACAAATTGTATCAGAGACAACCGAAGAAAGGATAAAGGAACTTACCGAAGAATCCTGGAACGGAAGCTTTTCTGTAAAAGAAAAGTTGCAACAGTGGCGCGATTTTTATGAAAATGATTTCTCATCAGAAGCAATTGAACAATTTGACAAAATCATAGAAGAATTAGAATAGGAGATAGCCAACAATGGAAATAACAAATGGACTTAAAGGGCGATTCTGTAAACTTTACGGAATCCCCATTAGCTTATATGAAGAACCTTACTTCCAGAGCAGACTTGAATTGTTAGACAAACAATATGGGGCAGTAGAAAAATATAAAGAATTTCTTGATTCAATAGCAGAGCTTAAAACAGAACAGGATTATTATGAGCATTATAACAAAGTAAAGGATAGTGCGATTTCTGCCATTAAGAATAACGCCACATTTCAGCAGTTTAACGAAATAGATATGTCCGGATTCAACAGTGTAATTAAAAAATATCAGTTACCATCAAAGCCAATTTATAAACCGTCATTTGATGGAAAACATTTCATCAGTATTGATATGAAACAGGCTAATTTCAGCACATTATATAATTTTGATAATACAATGTTTGATGGGGCAAAAACCTGGGAGGAATATATTGGAAGATTTACCGAACGCAAAGAACTGATTGAAAGTAAGTATATGAGACAGAGAATTTTCGGAGAATGTAATCCGAAACGCCAAGTTACTTATCAGAAATATCTTATGTGTAAATTGCTTGCCTTTCTGTTGGTTGGTATTCCTGAGAAAGACATTGTATTCTTTTCACATGATGAAATTGTTATAGATGATACAGAAAAGACTTATATATACTATCCGTTCGTGGAAGAATGTATAAATAAATATAATATATCAACCAACGTAAAAATGAGAATAGAAAGATTCCAGTTAAAACATCTCGGTGAAGATGTAGGATATGCGAAAGTCTACGATAACGAAAACAGATTCGATTTAAAGTGTGTAGATAACGATTATATCCCTATGGTATTCCGATTTATTCAAACTGGCAGGATTCTTGAAGAGGACTTGGCATTTTTCTATAAAGGTACTACGGCAAAATTTGCAAAAATACCAGATCAAATTCAAAGATCAAAACTATGCAGCGGAGATATAAGGTTACTCAAACGATGTGCGAAATGTGGTAGACTTCTACAGACAGGAATGAATAACGATATTTGCATTAGATGTTTCAGAGATGAAATGAATGCGAAGATGCAAAAACGGAAAATGGAGTACATAAACAAGCTGCTTGGTTAGGGAGGAAGATTATGGCACTTTCGGCAAAAGAAAAACTTGAAAAATTATTAGAGTTTGTCATAAAGGAAGAAGAAGCTCGTACAGAATTATCAGAAAAAGCATGGGATAAAGGAATGATGCTTGCAGTGCAAATTCATAATGCAGAAGCATGTGCTTGTATGAAAATGAGATACACTATTGAAAACATGTTGTCGCATAATGGCAGTAATCCAGCATGGGACAGTATGGAGTTTAACGAAGCATACGGATATTTGCGTAAAGGTAAGAAAATCAAGTTACCTGAGTGGGGCGGTTACTGGTATTGGTCTGATGATCGCAACACAATTATGATTCATTGCAAAGACGGGACAGAAATGGATATTCGAGACACGAAAGATATAGGATATACATTTGATTTTATTGCAAGAAATGACTGGGTGGTAATAGAAGATGAATGATAATGAAGAGCGTTGCAAAAACTGCAAATACTTTTCAACATTAAAATTGTTCCAGAGATATGTCGCGACAATTGGTAGTCACGGAGCTGTTAGCGGTTGGAAAGTAGGAACAAAGTGTAATGTTATAAGCAAGAAAGAATACGGTTGTTGTACTGTGTTCCTAGAAGAAGCAGGGCGTATTTATGAAACATGCTCTACAGACAGATGCGAAAAATGGAAGTTAAAATAATAATATCCATCCTTGTTTGACAAGGGTGGATTTTTTGAAGCTAAGATAAAAGAAATAATAATTTGCAAAAAAATACTTGACAAAGTAAGAAAAAACGTATAATATATAAAGAGAAGATAAAAGAAATAAATATAGGATAAACATATGAAAAGAATAAATGATAAAATTTTACTTGATGACAAGGAGCTGAAGCTACTTGTCAAAGAAGGATATGATAGAGGTATTATATTCGGATGTAAAGTAAATGCTACTAAAGTAGTAAATACATTAAAGGAAATGACATCAGAAAATTTTGAAATTATCAAAAATCAAATCATTGGATTTTGCGAAGAAACAATTAGAATTGCAGATTCAAATAAGAAAGAAAGGGAAACGTAGTAAAAATGGAGCAGTTATCAATTACAAATCATGCAATGGAGAGATATGCAAAAAGAATTGCAAACCGTGAAACTACCATTGACGTTAATACATACGTTCAATTGAACAAGGATAAAATTACAGAAGATATAAACACGATGATTAAATTTGGAAATCGCATTTATACCGGAAGAGTCGGGCAACGTGAAGAACGCCCGGTAAATGTATATCTTTCTGGCACATGGGTTATTCTTACAGATATCTTGGATAAGACAGTTATTACTGTTTATAAGGTAAATCTCGGTCTTGATGAAGAATTTAATAAAACCTTCATTAATGGTATTTTAAAAAGGATGGAAGAACATAAGGCTGAACTTGCCGAAGCTCAGAAACAAACCGAAGAAGAAAAGAAATCGTACCAGAGTATTATTGCAGGTAATAACGCCCAGATTAATGAGTATAAAGCAGCGATCAATGAATTGGAGAAGCTAAACACTGATTATCAGGAAACTATTGGAGATATTGGAGCGAGACATAAAGCTGCTGAATTAGCAGTAAAAAGAGATGTTGAAAATTTAATAATGCGCATGGAGTTTTAATTTTATTGACAAATAAAAGATATAAGTACAAAATAGTATTTAGAAGAGAAACGGAAAAATATTGAAAACCGTATATTATAAAAATATCGGAAGGAGAAATACTTATGTCTATTTATATAACTGGCGATACTCATGGTGCTGATAAACTTGGCTCTCATAGTGTTGATGGTTTTATTAATCGTTTGAACATGGAATCATTTCCGGAACAAAAGCATTTGAACAAAGATGATTATGTTGTTATTTGTGGCGACTTTGGTGGTGTATGGAATTACGCTGGAGAAACTAAGAAAGAAATTTATGACCTTAATTGGCTTAATTCCCGCAACTTTACAACACTTTTTGTTCCTGGAAACCATGAGAACTATGATCGCCTAACTGGTTTAAGTGATAAGAACTTCATAAACACATGGATTTTCAAAGACTTGGAAGAAAGCGAAAAAAGAAAAATTCTGAATGGATATCCACAAAAAGAATGGCATGGAGGTATAGTTCGTGAAATCCGCCCATCTATATTAATGCTGGAACGTGGGTATGTGTTTGACATTGATGGTTGTAAATGTTTTTCCTTTGGTGGGGCAAGAAGTCACGATATTAGTGGTGGAATTTTACAACCTGATAAATTTGAAAATAAAAAATTAATGAACAAAGAAGCTGACAAGTGGAATCATGAAGGAAAATTTTTCCGCATAAATCATGTTTCATGGTGGGAACAGGAAATGCCAAATCAAGTAGAAATGGAAAAAGGCATTGAAACATTGGCAACAGAAAACAATAAGGTTGACTTTATCTTTTCACACGATTGCCCGTCATCTGATAAGACTATGATTTTAAGAACAAATGAGAAAGATGAACTCAATGAATACTTTGAGCATATAAAACAAAGTGTAAACTATAAAAAATGGTTTTTCGGACACTATCATGAAAATATAATGATTCCTGGTGGAAAAGATATATTGCTTTATGAACAAATAATCCAAATCAACTGACAGGAAATAAATGTAAATTTTCGCCACAAGATAAAACAAATAAACGAAACGCATAATGAAATGTTTGGATATTCTGATAGGAAAGAAGTAAATCCAGAGATTTCGGAAGCACTGCAGACGCTTAAAGCTGAACTTGAAAAAGCAGAAAAAGATTTGAGAGACAAGCAAAACGAGTGTCGGAATACTGAATACTATAAGAATATAGGAAAGGATTTATAAATGTATAAACAGGTTATTGTAGTAAACAAAGGATTAAAAATGAGTCCTGGGAAACTTGGGGCTATGGTAGCACATGGGGCTACCGCCTTCTTTTGTGAATGGTTTAAAAGAAATGTTACCACTTCAAATGAGACTTGCAATGATTATACAATCAGTCCAAACGCGAGAGCTGATAAAGAACTTTTCGCTCAGTGGATCAGCGGCAGTTTTACTAAAATTGTACTTGAAGTAGAAAATGATGCAGCCATGAAAGAAATCATAAAAAAAGCACATGAACACAATATGGTCAACAGACAAGACTTCTTCAATATTGTGGACGAGTCAACGGAATTTTTAGATATTCCACAGTGGGCGGCAATTGCATTTAAGCCTATGGAAACAGAAAAGATTGACCTAATTACAGGAGAACTGAGCTTATATTCAGAAGATTTGCCAAATATCAAAGAAATGCTTGGGAAACAATTTAAGGATCTCTTTTTGGTTACAGAGCACAATGCGACAAATTGGGAAGATACTGATGACTTTTGGTTCTTTTTAGTGAATGATAAATCAGAGATTCCAATGATAGATAATACATACAGATGGGTAAATCTATCAAGCGGGACGATTTCAGGAAAGGTATTTTCTACAAGAGAAGAAGCAATCACATGGGCTACAAGAAATAGAGACTGGGAAGTTGAAAGTATAGGTGAAAAATTTGACGAAAGTAGATAATATTCATGTTGGGGATATATACAAAGTGAAACAGTTAGAAATTCCACGTTTATATACTGACAAAGAAGAGCTTCTTATTATGCTGGTTGTAGATAAGTGGTCGGTAAATGGGGTTGCTCTTAGATACAGATGGTTAAATTTGACAACCGCATCACTTCTTAGAGGAATTTATTCATCAAAAGAACAGGCAGAAGATTGGTTAAAAACCATGTGCGGCTGTTGGACATTGGAAAAGTTGGATGTAGACGAAATTCATATTTTAACAAGGCAAGAGGAAGATAATGGCTAATAACATAGGATATTTAACAAGTAAACTTACTCCAGAACATCAGGAAATGTATACCCCATATTATGCTGTTGAACCAATTGTAAAATATATACCAAAGCAATATAAAATCTGGTGTCCTTTTGATAAAGAATGGTCAGCATTCTATCAAACTTTCAAAAATCTTGGCTATAATGTAGTCAAATCACATATAGATGACGGAAAAGACTTCTTTATATATGAGCCGGATGAATACGACATAATAGTTTCTAATCCGCCATTCAGTATTAAAGACAAAATACTTGAACGATTATACGAATTAGATAAACCATTTGCCGTATTGCTTCCATTAAACTCATTACAAGGAAAGTCCAGATACAAATTTTTCTCAAAAGGTGTCCAGCTTTTATCATTTGACCAGAGAATAGGTTTTCATAATAGATCAAATATGAATTTGGCGATAGAGGGGAGTCCATTTGCAACAGCATATTTTTGTAAAAATATATTACCAAATGATTTGATAATATATTTTTACAAAAATATGCTGTTGCAAATGG